TTATTGATTTTCTATGTATCTTTGCATCGTTATTATTTCTCGGGGTATTAGCTCATCTGGCTAGAGCGTTAGACTGGCAGTCTAAAGGTGGCGAGTTCGAGTCTCGCATGCTCCACTTTACAAACCTCTCTGTTTCAGAGGGGTTTGTGCTTTCTTAAGCTTCTCCAGTTTTCGTTTTTGGATAAAAAAAAGACAGTTTGTGCCACTTTTGGCAAAAAGAACTTGTCTAAAACGAATCCAGAACAATTATGACAACTCTTAAAGCTGCCGTTGTTCCGGCCAAGGTGCTGAAAAACGGCAAACACAGAATTCGTATAGCAATTGGTCATAAACAGGAAACAAGATACATCGTTACCCGATTTGAAATAGATAATACTGCTAATTTTAAGGGAGGGCAGGTGGTAGGTGTTCCTGATGCTGCACATGTCAATGCTAAATTACGTGGAATACTTAATTCATATCAGGATGCCTTGGATAAAATAAACACATCATCCTATACTTGTACCCAACTTGTCGAATACTTGTCCTCGGTAAAGCAGGGAGCTATCTCTTATAGTGTTGCTTCGGCTGACTATATGCAGAATTTGATTAAAGAGGGGAGAAGGACCACTGCTTCCTTATATCAAAGGGCGAGTGATTACTTCATTGAGTTTGTCAAATATGATATAATGCTTGATGGAATTACTCCCCGGACCATAAAGGACTTTGACATTTATCTAAAGAATGTCCGAAGGCTGGCTCCTGTTACTTGTGGTATGCACATGGCACATTTGAAGGCAATAATCAATCAAGCAATAAGGGATAAAAAAGTATCATATGACACGCATCCTTTTGAATATTATGAAAGACCGGCAGGAATGCCTAAAGAGCGTGATATCTCGGTAGCTGACGTAAAGAAGATAAGGGATGCGGAGATAAAAGAGAAGTCTCAGCGTGTTGCCAGGGATGTGTTCATGCTTTCGTATTATCTAGGAGGTATCAATCTGATGGACTTGATGCAATACAATTTCAAAGATGCGAAAATTATGGAATATGTACGTGAAAAATCAAAAAATACAAAGAAAGGTGATATGAAAATCAGCTTCACTATTCCTGAGGAAGCAAAACCGATTATCAAAAGATGGATGGGGCGTAATGGAAAGCTTGATTTTGGTTATAAATACTCTTATCCTAATTTTCGTAACTATGTAACAAAAGAAATTATAAGGTTAGGGGAGAGGTTGGAGATAGAATCGCATGTCGTATATTATTCAGCTCGTAAATCCTTTGTCCAACATGGTTTTGAGCTGGGCATACCATTGGAAACTTTGGAGTATTGTATAGGCCAAAGCATGAAATCCAATAGACCGATCTTTAATTATGTCAGAATTATGAGAAAACATGCTGATGAAGCCATAAGAAAGATTTTAGATAATCTAAAGTGAGGATTCAAGAACTAGAGCGATTGCTTCGGCAGTCGCTTCCTCTTTTTCTTTGTCTATCTCTGAGTTTAGCCGTTCTATCAAGTCCATATTCCCTGTGACAATCGTTTTTGTGCCCTCAGAGGAAGAAATTGTAAGCTCATAGTGTCCATAACCTATAAACTTTTTAGATAGCTGATAAGTGGTTGGGGGGGATAATTTTGACATATATGCGAATTTCGTTAGTCAGCGGAAAAAGAAAACGGTTCCGCTTTCCCGTTGCGTTACATTCCGTGATCGAAACAGTGGATACATTAATATTCCACACGGGGGTCAGAACCGTATATGAAGAAGCTACAGGCAATAATAATCGTCTGTAGCTCAATACGAGACAACGCCTCGATCACTTCAAAATGTAACGCAATGCAAAGATAAGGTTTTTATTCGATTCTACAATAAAACCGTCCCTACTTATCACAAGCCGGAACGGTTCAGATTAGTTTCGTTTTTGACAATTTACTTCACATTTTATTGAACAAAATACCAATGGATTTGTTCAAAGGGATTTGCCTATTTCTAAAAATATTTGTTGTCACATTATTACGTATTACAAAAAAGGAGGGCATCGTGCATCACGAGCCCCCTCTCAAACTTTTATTATGAGATTGGCTTCTACTCCAAAATCACAGGGCAAAGATAGTGAAAATTCTATTCTTGCCTGCTGAATATATAATCCAATTGGAAAATTGTATTTTTTGCTATATAATTTTTGATAACAATTGTATAAAAAACACCCCGATTCATCACGAGCCAGAGTATTCAACTTATGAATTAAAAACCTTATTATGAGGAATCATTATTACGCCAATGTTTTTTTCGCCAACAGCGCAACAATAATCAGTATGGTTACACAAACACAGGCAAAACCGAATTGTTCATGGAAATAAAAAAAACTTCCCGACTTATCACAAGCAGGGAAGTCTTAATCATAAATTTAAAGTCTTATTATAAGAAATCGTTTCCACGTTGTCGCCTGACCGCTGTCAGTACGATAACAATAAGAATTGCCACACTAACACATGCCAGAACTATTTGTTCAAGCAAATTGGATTCTCTTTTATCCTTCGTCGTTTCGGTATGATCTTTCTCATGGATATTAGAAGAACATTTCTTGTCGGCATTGAGTTTTATAGCATCGGTTATAACCGTTTTCTTGTCTTTTGCCTGATTGAAATTTCCCTCTATTTGCCCGTCCGCCAATAACGGAGGTTTCCCGGTCAGGCTATCGGGCGGTTTTCTTGTGTCATAAACTCGAAAATCAATCACATAGTTACCATTAGTGGTAATGAGTTCGCTCAAAGACGTACTTGATCCGTGTACGATGTTGACAGATTCACGTGTACTATCCTTGCTGATTACTTCTACATCGGACTTGACAGCCTTATGCGAGCTGCCACATGATCCGAACAACAGGAACAAACACATGAAAGGAGCCAGCAATATATGTCGGCTTACCCAGTTCATAACTCTAACCAACATAGTCTACAACTTAAGAACTTGCATCCTGTTATTTCCGTCAACCCGATAACTGACGTGCACCCATGCAAAATTGCTTTCGTCAATCAATTGATCATAGGGCAGGTTCTTTCGGATATATTCAAACAATAACTTGTTTTGCTGACGGTCGCCAGTATCAATATCAGCAGCTTCCCCTTTCATGTGCTGCGAGGTCTTACTTCCCTTGACGGCCGCATTAAGTTCCGGACAGCGATAACCACTGTTTACTGTTATAGGCTTTTCCCACCACTCACGTAACGGATCAAGCACATTATCTACCAAGGCAGTCAGAGCAGTCACATGCTCCTGTCTGCATCTGTTATTGATACCCAAGCGGTCAGCAGTCGTTGACTTGCAGAGTTCCGCAATCGTAAAATACTTCATTTCTTTTCCTCCTTTTTGTTTTGCAATAAAAAAAATATTGCTACTTTTGCAGAAACACATAGTGTGTTTTTCATGTAATAGAACAGAGGTTACCGGTCTGGCGAGGCCGGTTTTTCATTATCCCTACCGATTGCCCCCTGTTCCTCATCAAACAGTATCTGAGCCACCATCCTGGCGATATCATCCTTATTCTCGATAATCACACTCATTGTCTTCTCTGCCTTGCGCAACTCCGCTTTTTCCCACGATTTTTCGCGTACCGATTTAAACTCACAAAAAATGCAGTAACCCGTCCAGATCATAGAAAAAACAGGGAAGGGGATAATCACACAGCATAACAGATCAATGAAGCACAACTCTATAAATGGAGTGAAATACTTCTTCGCCTTAACGGCTGTTTTCTTATACCCCGTGGATGTTCTTGCCTCTCCCCGTTGCTTGGCTTTCATTACTCCTGTGATAAGATCCACTAACATCGCCCCCATTGTAGCCGCAATACACAAGGCTATAAGCACAATATGTATCATCATGTGCTCGTTGATAAAATTGTAAATTACATCTCTCATTGCTTTGTCTTGATTATAAAATATATTGTTCCAAAGATATGTCTATTTACTTACGTCATTGTTGCAGAATTACTTAAATCCATTGCCACGATATGACAATAAAAAAGACAAGAAAAATTAATTATAAAGCTTTCTGCTAAACCCAATAGTAGAAATCTAGTAGAAATATTAACATACAAACACTTATTTCTACTGAATATCTACCACTATTCAATAAAATGATATTATCAATTGATATTCAACTTATCATCCAAGTTCCGGCGGAACTTAGGCTAAAACAGGAGATATTATGGTAAAAATGCATAAACTGACCAAGGGTGGGCAAACCATATTCCCGGCTACTATAACTGATGCGGTGGTCAACCCGAATAGCCGCAAGAGCCTGACAGCGGAACTTTCCGAGTTTTCAAACAATGTATATTCACCTATTAAAGAAATATATGTGACTGGAGTATCTCAATTATCCAGCCCTACTTTTAATTTTAAGAAAAAAACTGATGGAAAATTATATTTTAATGCAACAAGTAATGGTGAAATTATAGCAGCAGGAGCTTGGGACTTAAATGATTTGAAAGACTATGTTGTTAAATCATATAATTATCAAGAAAAAGGAATATATTTTTATTTTGTTATAGATGCTGGAAAAATACCTTTGGATAATGATAATTATTATTCATACATACCTAAGACAAATCCATTCAATATTATTGAGAATCCTTCAATCAATGCATATTTGAATATTTCTCCCAAAATAACTAATAATACTTTAGCCATTGAAAATGGATATAGCAAACCAACATTTTTTATTAACACAGGTTTAGACAAGTATTTTAAAGAATTTTATATTAGCGGATTAGATTATGAGAAAGAATATTGTTTAAGGACGTTACGACTGAATGAAGACGGAGATGTTCCTAAATATCAAATAAACATTGGAGACGACTCAAACAGTATTATACAGATATTTGTTAACGTTGGTGAAATTTATGGGGAAATAAAATACGGGAATATAACGGCAAAAGCTGTGTTGCAAAATACTGATGGCATTGTTGGGAATTTGATTCTTGCAAATACCAATACATCAATTGGTACATTGAACAAGACAGTATGTCAAGATATTGGAAATAGTCCTACTTGTGAGAATAAGGCAACTAACGAAACCGTTTTAGAAATAAAAGGCAACATCGTGAAAGACAACAATATATTTTTCAATGACAAGCTGGGTATTGGAAGATATATTAAAGAACTTTACACAAACGGGTTTTCTGAAGATACTGAGTATTGCTTAAGAACATTCGGATGGAACTCTGCAATTGAAGCATGGCAAGTTAATATCGGGACTTCTGATGGTAGTTTTGTTGAAGTTCGATGCCAAGATTCTGTTGTTTCTTATAGGTCTATAGACAATAAAGGTAAATATGCAGCTATTTTACTTGAGAATACTGAAGAGTTATCAAAAGAAGGATATTTATTATTCGGGAATACGGATACGAGTAAATATACTATAAATAAAAATCAGGCAGCTTCTAAAAATCTAAATCCTAAAATATTGCTTGAAAAAGAACCATTTTTTATTGATTCTCCTTATGACATATATTTTAAAGAATTTTACATTGAAGGATTGGAGGACAGTAAGGAATATTGCCTTAGAACTTTAAGGTGGAACTCTAATGTAAATGATGGGAATGGAGGAGTTCAAATAGGAATCGGTGATAAGACTTCATCTATAATAGAGATCTATGTATATGGAGATGATGAGGTGTATTATAGAAACCTTGGTTCTATTAGGGCTTATGTTGTTTTTAATGGATTTGCAGAAATAAAAAGCAATGGGGGAAATTTGATTTTTGCAAACACAAATGTTAATAATGGTTCTTTAAATAGAAGTTTATCAGGGAATATTTATCAGCCAATTATTAGTAACTTTTTTCTAAACAACAAAATTGATTCATTGTCTAGTGATGATTCAATTAGAATACCACCAGCTTTTAATGGATATTCATTGCCCAAAAGTCCACAGATATTAAAAGTTCTTCATGTAGGAAATAGTTTTGCAGATCAACCAATATCAAGACTGCAATTATGGTTTGAAAAATTAGGAATACAAAATGTTACTTATGGAATAGTAATGAGAGCTGGAGGTAGTTTACAGCAGCATTTAGACAGTATTATTAATGATGAGCCTTACGATGAAAATTCAGCATTTAGAATTTATAGGAATGTAAATGGGGAAACTACATACATACCTAATGTAGATCCAACTGACAGGAGCGGAAATACAACAACAAACAGTCAAATAAAATTGTCGGATTGTTTGCAATTCGCGGATTGGGATGTAATAACATTCCAACAAGCAAGCTGGGCAAGTGGTAAATGGGAAACAATCGAACCGTATTTGCCTTCTTTGATCAAATATGCGCGTTACTATTGTCCTAATAGTGGTGTAAAGATTGGTTGGCAAATGACTTGGGCGTATGCAAAAGGGTATGGTGGATTATCTTCTTACAATAATTCACAGGAAGAAATGTTCAATGGAATTGTTCAGTGTGCAAAAAATGTATGTTCTTATTACGGAATAGATTTAATTGTTCCTAATGGAGTTGTAGTACAGAATTTAAGAAATGTGCCTGAATCTTTTTGGGGTAGTGACTTAATTTCAATTAAAGGAGCGGAACAATGGACTTCGGAAACTCCTGCATCTGATTTTACCGATGATGGTTTGCATCCTAATAATATTGCGGAATATTGTACATCAGCAGCATTTATAATGGTTATTTATGGTGCATGTTACAATAAATCAATAAGAGGTATAGATTTGGTATTGGATAATATTAGTGGTAATTATGCCAAAATAGCTAGACAATGTGTTTTAAAATCAATTGGAGATAGATTTAACAAGTCTGACATTGATGTTAGCAAAATTTTAGAATAGTAGAGTAACTAGAAAAGTTATCAGTAACACTCAAAACATATAATATGATCCGAGACCTAATCATCAGAATAATGAACCATCTATCCGTAGAAGTGTATCCGGATGCGGAATGGTTCTAGAATGTTAAAGGGGGCACTCTTCAAGAGAGTCATCCTTTAAATAGTCGTTGCTTTTTAAAAGCATTTATGCCAATAGATATAATTTTATGATCATATTTCATTATTTGTTATATGCTTTATTAATTTTCAAATAAAGATGTACTTTTGTATCTCAAAACTTCTTTTAGAAAAGAGGATAAATATAGTTATAAATTAGTATACAATGATAATATGAAATCAGATCAACAACATACAGACCGAAGCCGAACAAAGAATTCCGTTCTTTACAAGTATCTTGATATTGAAGGAGCAAAAATGATGCTTTCAAATAAAACTCTCCAGTTTACTAATGCGATGCAATTCAACGATCCTTTCGACTGCGATCCAAATTTAATAGACTTCTCTAAAGTACCTTCTGAAAGGTGTAAAACATGGACATCGGATATTATTGAATCGCTTGCATTTGACCAATATAGAAGGAATCGGGAGGACGTCTGGGTATGCTGCTTGTCAAAAGTCTTTGATTCGTTATTGATGTGGGCCTATTATAATAATCATAGAGGAGTTTGTATTGGCTTGAATATGGAGAAAGTGGCTAAATATTTCGATGCATCACTTGGACTGATAGTTGATAAACATGCTCATGAAGTCCAATATCGTGATATTATTGAAAAACCGGATTACTTCCAAAACGAAGAAGATTTCTTTTATTATCAAATGTGTACAAAAGCTAAAGTCTGGGAACATGAACAAGAAGCACGTATGTTTATTTTCAAGCCTTTTCCATGGATTATGTTACCTGACTCAAATAATAAAAGTGATCTAATAGACAGAAAAGAGGTAAGAGCTTTTCCTAGAATTGGAGGAGAATGTTTTGAATCCATATATTTAGGGGTAAACATTAACGAAAAAGAAAGTGGGTTAATCAAGATTGCTAAAAAACTAAATCCTGATATAAAAGTGTACCAAATGAAAAAAAATACGAATGCCTTTAAATTAGATGCAATCCATATAAATGATGAATAATAAGTATAGTTTTCCACTTTTTGTCGTTTAAGTTGTTACCAACGGATCAACAAGATTTAATCTGCTGGTCCGTTGGTATATTTTTCAGGTCTGGCCGACAATAACGCTAACGATAACTATAATACGTAAGGGCTGATCTTGGTGTAGGTCAGCCCTTATGCTTAAAACCATTCCGCATCCGGATGCACTTCAACAGACAGACGGAACATTATTTTAGTGATTAACTTTTTAATTATCATAATTTTACATTTTTGTATCTTCGATGTAAGGATTGGTTAGATCCATGAGAACATATTGAATTAAAGCATCAATAACAACGTTAGCTATCTTCATCCCCCCTGCGGAATTTGGATGTACTTGATCCTGCAAATACGTTGTGATATTAAGTGTTGATATTCCACTTAATGCATTTACATCAATTACGGGGACGGAATATATTGCACATACTTCTCTTATCACACTCCCGTAATCTTGTATCGTTAATCCTATATTATTTTTATAAGGATAATCAGCATTATTATGAGAGTTGTAAAAATTATGTGGTATGCAAGCGAATATCTTGGCATCCGGCAATCTTTTGATAATCTTTCTCAACATTAGCCCATAGGCATATTTTAAATGATTTTCGTCCTGATCGTCAAGCTCCCCGATTTGGGCATTTGCCGTGATATCATTAGCGGAGGCATATATGACTAATACATCCGTATCGGTCGGAATAGTATTTATTCGGCCGTCACCACACATATTATCCTGTATAGTGATAGTTCCTTCTTCGGGATGAGCGGCATTATAGTAGCCATTTTCGTCCACTTTCTTGGTTTTTGGGGAAATGGATGTAACCTTGGAGCCTCCGATACCTCGGCAATAATGTGTTGAGAATTGAAGATATTTCCACACATACTTCTGCCACGAGATCAGTTCTACGATCGAATCTCCAAATGAACAAAATTTCTTCCCCTTATACGCCATATTGATTATTTCATTTCTATCTAATTTTACATTTCTCACATTTTGCGGATTGCAAGGGTAATAATTCAACGAGACAAACGGGGAGTCCACACTGTTGAAATTAAAAATTATATATTCCCAATTTTTTTCACCTGTCATCACCTCCCTAAAGGTTTTTGTTTGACTGCCCCTATACCCAATCCACGTACCATCTGCTGCATACACGGCGACTGAAAATGCATTGGTAAATACAGATGTTATGTTGTCAACGACTCTGATCAATCGTGTAGTATTATAAGCTTCGTTTGACTGTAACGATCCATTTACATTGTTATAACCATCAATAAGATTATCATTTGTTATCAGATTTTTATCTAAATAAGTTTCAGGAAGCTGTGTTATACCGAATTCAAGCGGAATAAAATTCTCATTGAATGATAGATAATAAAAATCTCTTGCGTTATTATTCCAAGCCCTGCAATATGATGCTTCTGATGGTATCTCTCTTTTTGAAATATTCTTTCCCGTTGAAGCACCCATATTAACCGTGCCAAGCAGCGTGCCATTATCTCTATAAAAATAAACCGAATATGCATTGGTATAGATATACTCTTCTCCTGCCGGTATATCAATTCTTTCTATAACAATCCCATTCCCATTTACAATATTTCCGGCTCCGTCTATTGTCTTATTGGTGAGCAAAAGTTCGTCATATACCTTGTTGATTGACACATCCTGCAACATATGTCGTATTGTCATCAAGTCGTTTTTAACCTCTTCAAGAGAGTCAATGGTTAATACTTCGATCCAATTCTTGTCATTTATCCAATTTGCATTATCTACACTATCAGATTTATATATTTCAATTATAAACCTGTCTTCGTTTTGATACGATAAGATAAATCCTTTTCTCCGGTTAATACTGCTTATCGACAACCTCGTATTAGATTTGTTCGAATTATACACGACAGAATCGTACATGTAAGAATCAAGCGGTATATAATTACTCGTTTCAGAATTGTACAGATATACCCTATATCTGTTTGTCAAATCTCTATAAGTGAAAACCAATCCGATTTTTTTATTGTAAGTATTCGGCAGAGCATTCCTGGCAGCATCGGGCGTGTTGTAATTATTGCCGGTTATTGCCGTGACGTTGATAAAGGGAAATTTGGTCGATGGCAGCAATGGGCACCAGAATAAATCATCGCTCCAATATTGATCATCCATAGATGTTCCTATATACATTTCAACAGTGAGTTCCCCAGTTGCTCCATTCCTATAACTTAAAATCTTTCCTGTACTTCTATTTTCTTTTGGAATTCCAAGTCTGGTTTTTGAAAAATCTGTATCAAATTGTGTTGAAATGGCACTTCCTTTATTTAACCCCGACATTTCTGTAGCCAGACTCTTACGCGTTTTGGGGTTAACCACCGCATCATAGATGGTAGCCGGGAATATGGTTTGTCCGCCCTTCGTCAGTTTATGCATTTTTGCCATAATGTATCTTATTTTTAGCCTAAGTTCCGCCGGAACTTGGCCCGTTGTTATTTTATGTAATTATTTATTAATCTTAAAATCACTCAGCACATCATCATACTCCTTATCTGACAGAGATACGCTCTGCACCGCATTGTATGCGGCATAATCCGGATAGGGAATGATCTCCGCTGTGCTCTCATCCGTCTTGCCGGAAACGAGGATAACACCTGTAATCTCCACCGATACAAGATTGCAGATACCATCGGCAAAATCAGCATCAGAAAGATAGTATTCGCGTTTGACCGACAGAGTGCCGGGACGGAGTCCATGCCTGTCAAAAATGACCAGCAGACTACCATCATCAAGCCTATGGCAGTTCTTGTACCCGTGCCCGTCAAACTCCGCAACAACACATCCCGACAGAACTGTACGGTAAGTGAACCGGAAGGGAGTATTCACATCCCCATTCAAGTTTTTCTCTATGATCTTAAAATCGGACTGATAATTAATTCTCATAATACACTATAATATTGATGTTACATCATCTATCTCCTCGGCTGTCAAGATGCCGGAAAGGTCAACACTTCCACCGCCTCCGGTTGTTCCTGTTTCGCTCCATACGCCTCTCTTCGTACATTGATATATAGGACCCGGTATGGTATCTCCCACGACAGCCCAATCACCCACAACAGGAGATGGAACAGCCGCTTTCAGCGAATCAAGAGTAGAGAACAACCCCTTGTTGCGGATGCCGTTCTGCTTGACCTTCTCCACTTCGGCGGACGTCTTGCTAAAGTTGTTGTTAAGACGGTCTGCCGCCTCACTCCAAGTTCCCGTTTTGTTAATAGTATTCAGTTCCATATCACTTCTTTACTTTTAAAGTCCCGTTTGTCACGACTCCTTCTACTGTCTCATATTCCACATATACCTGCCCGGAACTGACGTTATCTTTAGACGGCCAATTACTGCATTCAATATTGGCCACATACTTAGACACACTCCCCCCGTCATATACCGGTTTCATCCCAACCAACAGAGTTTCGCCTTTAGAACCATAGAAGGATACGTTATTGGGATTAAGAATGATATCCGTATTTTCCACATGATTCTGTATTCTGATACGTTCCGGATATACAGTCGTTTCTTGTATCAATTGGTCCCCTACATATTTCCGTAGAATCAAATCACCATACTCCCATCCGTCTGATGATGTGTCGAACCTTAATATCAAGGTGGCATGTCCTTCAGTCGTGTACATTTCAAGAGTATTTTTATCCGGATCAATGACAATGCGTTTCCCGTCAACAGATGTTTCTACTTTTCCGCGGAAAAATCCGCCCAAGGCTTCAACCACACCGCGGAACTTACCACCCAAGGCATAAATATAGCCACGAAGGAACGTATCGCCACCATGAGTGGCAACGAAGTTCGCCATGTTCGCCCATTCCGCATCTGTGGGCTGGTAATCAGGATCATTACGGAACCTCATTACAGTCAGAATCGCCTGTTCAAGTTTTCCTCCTGCCCAAAATGCCACATCATCATCGTCATTGTATATGCCGCTCACTCCGGCTGTGACCTTTTGCATCTTACCATCCTTGTAGTTGCCCAGTTGGATCATATTGGCAAGGATCAAACCGCCAAGGATATCCACAGATCCATCCTTAATCGCGCTGGCGATATAATTGATTGACTGAAAACCGGCTGTTGCCTTGTCGTTATCCAAAATGGACAGTTTCCAGTCTGTGGCAATGGTCCCTCTTTCTAGCTGAAGATCACAAACGGTTGCGGTACCGCTAAGCATGAAAATACCTGTACCGTTAAATGCGAACTTGAAAGTGTATCTTTGATAATCGGACGCAAGAGGCTGAGTTGTGCTGAAATCACCACACGAAACAGCCACAGACGTACCTTTAGCCTTAAAGGATATAACATAATTTTCATTTTTAATCAAGGATACGGACTGGGACAAACTACCGATTGCAGCAGAGTACCCGGAGCCGGCAGCACTGTCCGCGGATACGGTAGCCACACCCGTCCAATACTTTAATTGCTTGCTGAAAAGTTCGGTGTCCGCCAACAATTGAGTATCAGAGGACAATATTTCACTTTCATAATCTCCAGTAAACCCGGAGTTACGCAACAGATTGACACTTCCGACAGCCGCATTGTCTATCGCATCCTGAGCCTTTTGGGCCAGATCGGCAGCCGCCTGTATCTCATCCGGCAAGCCTTCCATATTCTTCCACCCGGTAGATCCCTGCTCGATATGAAACATACCCTTGATATCCACACCGCCTTTCTGGCTATATCGAATATAGGTACTCTTATCCTTAGCGCCTATATAAGCGTCACCATACACATTGATATAGGCGTGTCCGGTAGACTTGTCGAAGCCCAGCCCGATAACTTCTTTACCCGCCAAAGAAAATGTATTGATACCTTGATAAAAAGTGATAGAAGGCGAAGTTTCGTTTACTGATGATAAGATTATAGCTGCCTGACGGGTGATATCCGTCAAGTGCCCAAGCCCGATGATATCATCACCGGCAGCCGGGACATCACTGTCCTTGTCGGCATTGGTTTTGCTCAAATCAATATAGTCAGATCCTACACCTGTCACCTCACGCCAATAGTAGCGGTTGGATACATTGTGAGATGTACCTTCTTTAATGTTAAATTCTTGGGCTAATGCTAATGTACCGACTGTAAATTCGTTATGGACTGTCACTCCATCAACTTCCGACAAAAAGAAACAACGGTAGCTCTCATCAAGTTCCTCCACCCTGACACACTTCATACCGGCCGGAGATATGATCTGTTCACCACCTACATGCGTCTTCTTCTTTACTTCAAGCTCGTCAAAGACAGCCTTAATCTTCACATACAAGCGGTCAACAACGGCTTGTGTCGTACCATCTTCCAATACAGTCCAACCACTACCGTTTTTACCAATCAAAAGACCTTTCAAAAACGTGATCAGCTCATTGGCAGTGTCTTCTTTATCTTTGCGTAAAAAGTATTTGGTGAGCTTTTCTATATCAGAATTATCCATGTTTTCTAGAATCCCGATAAATATGCGCCCAATTCTTTCAGCTGTATTCTCTCCTTCTGTAGATGCATTTCTTACTTGAAGAGCCAGTTTCTTTAATATGTCAACAGAATCGCTCATTCTCCTATTACACGAAAAACAGTTCTATTAGATTTTAATTTCCCTTCACCGTTATAAAGTGGCATACCGCATTCTTTTAGGTAAAGCACGCATTCTTTCAGGTAGCGGTCAGCTATACTACATGCATCGCTATACACCATCATCTTTTCCTTGAATACTGTATGACTGCTATATTCACCTTCCTTGTTCACGAAGCCGAAACGGGATACATTTCCATCTCCATTTTTGACAATACAGGCATAGGTATAATAAGCCAAAGCTACGCGAAGTCCAGTGATGATTATCTTCTTTTTACATTTAGTTTCATAAGTACCTCCGTCAAGCAGTAGCTGGTATTTTTCAGGATTTTTTTTCACGTCAAGGAACAGTTCGTCTCCCAACGCTGATTTGATGTAGATATTCTCTGACTCACGGATGTAGGTTTCTATCTTGTCAGGATCGAGATGTACAGACATTCCGCGAGACAAAGCCGATACTTCATCTGTTGTTATTAGATACTGCTGCATTTCGTACATACTTTAATGGTTCAACACTATAATCATTAGAGGGGTTGACTACCTCATACCAATAGCTGAATATACGGCTAAAGGTACGCTCTATTAAGCGCTGTTGCTTGCTGACGATAGAATTGTAATACTCGAAAGCATCTTCCAAAATATCGCCTGAGAATCCGACTTTACCAATACGGATGCAATACCATGGCTCTTGGCCATAAGCTGAATAAATACGTTCAACCACACTTGCGTCAGTAACGGTAAATTCTTTGTCGTAATTTTGTGAGTTCATATTTACTATTTCAGGCTTTTCCTCATCGTTTTCTAAAGTAACTTCCATAATCTTTGCTGCATTCGTATCACCTTGCAATTGGATGAGTGTGTTTGAGAAACTGTCGTCATCGTCCGTATCTTTCACTTCGTTGCCTTCTTCGTCAAAGGTTATGTTCGATCCCTTTTTGGTGAATATCATAGCGCCAGGGAAGAAATTATTTCGTACATTTCTGTACTTGACATTGGACAGACCTTCATCGGTACTCATCTCTGTAGCTACCCGGTCACCTTTTCCGACTGGATAAGTATTTTTCCCGGCCATTGATACCCATAGGATTTGACCTTTGTAGTATTCAATGCCTCCGGCAGCTTCTATTTGAGCCTGTATCACATCTTTTTTGGGGTTAAAAACGTCTATGTAGTCGATGTTTTCTTTCTTGACCTGCAGAGCTTTCCCTTTACGTGTCTTCTTTCCGCTCCAGTCTGGATGTACTGCTATTTTTGCCACATAACCGTTTTCATCTTCTTCTGTTAGACGGCAATTTTCAAACGGTACGTGCTGCATCTCCACTATCTCACAGAAAACATTGTAGTTAACATGGATTGCTATTCCATTGAGTTCGGACATGTCTTTACATAGTAACATGTGCACATCATCCAATGTGTCACCTTTTCGATTGACTACATATTTGGAAAAAGCAACCTCACGGAATCCGTTTCCTTCAATGAAGTCAGCGAAACGGTCTGAGCATTCAGATGCAGTAGAGCTTGCAGCAATGATATTCTTTAATGTCTGCGGATATAGGTTGTCCTGTCCGTAGGCTTGAATTCCTAGATTTTGTAAATAGCTTGTATCAATGCGGTTACTGCTTTTCTTTTTTAGATCTCTTACTCTCATATTCGCGAGGTTTACGTTCGTCCTTTATTTCTTTTATTCAACTTTATCTTCGCCTTCTCCATTCATTGCGTTCACAATTTCAATGGCCTTGTTTAGATGCAGATTCAGAGCTTTTTTACTGATCTTCTTGCCGTTGATTTGGAAATCTTTCAACGTGTCAGCCACGGATTCTTCAGAAACTCCGTCTTGCAATGATTCTACCATTGAATCAAGCAGGCTTTGATTGTATCCACATTTGTTAACACGTTCTTTCCAGTCCGTAGGTACATGGGCGAAATAAATTTCACCTTTCGGATTTTTGGCAAGGTACTTTTCAGCAACTTCATCAGTGAGGTTGTCATTAGTGTACATTTTATTGCTTCCGAACTCCGGTTGAAGCAGGACACCATTCTTTAATATATAATTACATTTTTCTTTCATACGGTTATTCTTTTTGATGTAAACAGTCATTTCGATTACAGCATCGCGATAGCAGTCGTTACATGATGTCTTAGTGAATTCTTTTCCTAATACTTCCTTGTACAATCTTTCTATCTCCGATTTATCAGAAGAGGAGTAGGAGGGAAGATCTCCTAGCTCCTTTAATTTATCAACCACTTCTTCTAACTCCATAATTATTCAGTTGGTTTTGTCAGTGTTTCAACAAGCGTTTTTGTCGCATCGTAAGATGTTTTGTACAAGAATAATGCTGATTTGGGAACCTTGGTTTCTTGCAAAGAGATATTCCATCCCCCTTCCGTTTCTTCGGAATACTTGTCATTGCCGATCTCTGCGGCTTTCAAACCTTGGTAGTAACCGTAAACCTGGAAAGCTGAATCTCCCGGATTCTCGGTTTTATTTAACCCTTTAGCTTTATTTTCCAATACAACGACAAAATCACCGTTAGCAAGCCCATCAATAATGTCATTGCATACATCGGGGTCATTTGCTAATACAACCATGTTCACTGTGTTAGTGAACGTGTTACGATAGGTTCCTGTTGCCAAGGCTGTATTGGTACCTGTAAAGGGGGTTGCACCGAATACCTGTACCTTGTAACCTTTTTTACCTGTTTTCAGTGCAAGAGTTTCGATCACATTCTTACGGGTTGCGTTGAATGTAACCGCACCGAAATCCACGTCTGCGCGATTCATTATCACACCTTCCTGTTCCAGCCCGGGAACGATAGGATCATCGCACGATGGTGCGATGTCCTTTTTGATTGTTATATCACATATTGCCATATTTGCTCTTTTCGTTAGTATGCTACCTGTACCAACTCATCTTCGCCAATCATGGAGCCTAATTTTCCTGTTGAATAAATGTAGTTCTTGCGGGCTTTCTTATCAAACCAAATATCCAAGTCCGACATCGGTTCGGTGCCCTCACATCCATACATCAAGTTCTCAGGAGAACATAAAACAGCACGATGCGGTAAGTTAAGTTTGGTTTTGTTGTTCTGATAGGCTTGAATAAATCTATCCCAAATGGAACATTTAACGATGGTTGTTCCATCGTATTTGCTGACCTCTACACCGTCAAATACAACTTCCCAGGGCATGATTACCTTGTACTTTTCTTTCATATCGTGAGTCAGAGCATCGCACATTGACTTGGTGGCGAAAATTGCGCATCCGTCTTTTTGGAAAATCCGGCTGTCGGCATCTTGCAACATCGCATCGAATATTGATGTGGCAATGCCTGTTTCTTTCATCTTTGATTTTTGTAATGCATATGATTCTTCTGCGTTGGCTGCAATTTCAGTGTGCTGTCCGGTATTGTTGGTACAGATGGCAAACAGACGTTTGAAAAAACCGTCACATGTTTTAAATAGTTCGATGTTTACTCCGTCAGTGATTTGACCACCTCCAGTGACAGACGCTGCTGATTTATCTCCAAACCATGTAAAACGCCACATCATTTTCATCATAGCTTCAGACAGCTTCGGCAGTACAATACCGTCCATATATTCGGTCGATGTCAGGTCTCCTATATTTGTTCCCGTTTTAAGGCAGTACTTGGCAATGGTGTTTTCCAAGTCTGTATAGCACATTTCCAAAGGAATTTGCCAATCCCCGATTTCCCATTCCTTTTGGGCGGCAGCGATAGCCACTTTTTTATATTCAGGGTCGCATCCGGAGCCGGCTACTCCGACATCTTCCATTTCACCGATAAAACCAGCTTTTTTACCGTTAGTCACATTGGGCATAAACGTCATGAAACGCTCCATGTCCTCGTTTTGAAAGACTGTTAACTGAATAAGGTCTTTCAAGTCTTTTACAGCCTGATTATCAGGTGTAAGTTTGTCAAAATCTAAAATAGGCATTTCCCCTCCTTTTATTACTTGTTGTTTCTTTTTTCTCTTTCTTCACGAAGTTTTCTCTGAATAGGCGTTTCATTTTCTTCTACTCCTTTTATACCCTTGTTGAACGTTTGGGTACGAGCTGACACTTTATAAGTACTACAATGTTTTGCCAGCCAGTTTTCGCCCCCGGCCATACGGACTGCGTTCAGAATCTTGTTGTCCTCAATGGTACGGGCATTCGTCTTTAGAGAAGCATTCTCAGTTTCCAACTCTTCTATACGGGCTTTTAAAGCTTTCACTTCATCCTCTTCCAATTCATCAGGATCTTTAATTTCTGTAATAACGCCATCTGTCACAATGATAGTCTTTCCGTCAGGCATGACATGTTCGCCATCGGGACTTGCTGTATCTCCTACTTGGGGTTCACCTTCATCTCTTTCCACGGTAAGCGTGTTACCTTCGGCATTTGTCAATTCCATAGATACGACCTGTACGTCTTCAATTTTTTGATAGCCGCATTTGGCCAGCAGCCTGTCTATGATAGTCTGCTTCACTGTTACTTCTTTTTCTTTGTTCATTTTTTTGTTATTAAATGTGTAAGTTCTCCCTTTGGCAGTTGTAGGCATAAGAACGGTCGTGATAAAACCTAATTGTTTGGCTGTTTCACCACCAAACCAACCGGCTTTATTCATTTGGGCTTCGATAACTGAGGCTTCCGATCCTGTGCGTTCTACATACAAAGCTAGCATCTTGTTTTTTTCACTCTCCAAGTTTGATTTTATTGATTCTAGGGTTTCAAGATCAAGGTCTCCATCGTATGAAGCCATATAAGGCTTGTGAATAAGAAACTTTGCATGTGGATAAGCAAAACGTCTTTCTTTTGCAGCGGCCAATAATATCACGGTTGCCATGGATGCACATCGTCCTACTGCAGTACAGCTGATTTGCTTTCCTGAAGCACGTAAGGCGTCATAAATGGCATACCCTTCAACGGCATCACCACCGCATGAATGTATCTCAATATCAATAACGTGGTCATTCGGATCTATCCAAGATAGGAAATTTTGAATATCGGGAAAAGACAATCCCTCTTCACCAGTTAGATACCAATTTTCCATTTTGTCTTTATCCGCAACAATATCTTTGTTGATGTATAATTTCGCCATATATAATCTATTTTGAAGCAAAGGTAAAAAACGGTATATGGCTATAAGAATTTCAGAACATAATAGCACTGACACGCTTTGTCAGTAAAAAAATAGGGGGAAGAATAATCTTCCCCCTTATTGAATTGAAACGTCAACGGACAACCTGTCAATGACTCTATAGATGGTCCTTTCTGAAATGCTGTATTCATCTGCCAGGTACTGCATGATATATGCCTTTTTATGACCTTCAGCCGTAAGACGGGTGTAGTCTTTATACATTTCTAGGTATTTAATATCTGATGCATCTAATGACATTTCAGACATTATCCTAAGAGTGTTCCTGTTTATATATAATAGTTCGTATGCTTTCATAAACTACCGCTTTCTTCTATGTATTTAATTCTATTCGCAACTGAAGTAAACTCTTCTACAGAAACGACAGGGGCAGGAGCCATCATCATTCCTTTGGCGACTGCTCTGGCCAGCATATCTTCGCCTAAAGTTTGATTATTCGTTGCTGTTACATTAATAGGTACACCTCCACCCATCATATTGAAGGATGATAGGATAGGGGCGAACATGGACGTAGCTTTGGCGGTTATAACGGATTCTCCATTCGACAACTGTGCCGGAATACTGTCGCTCGTTCCTGTCCCCGGTCCTGTAACCAAACCACCTTCTGCAAATTTAGCACTTTTTACTATCTTAACAGCATTTGCAATGTTAGAAAGGATTGTTGCAATACCTGATGCCATTGTAGCTATACCAAGAATACCTTTCCCTGATTCAGCGGATACCATTTTTGCGATCGCCTTACCTGAATTGATGGCGATCTCTGCCAAAGCCAACATTTTGCTTGCCATAGCAAATCCTCTATCAGACTCCCCAATTTGTTCTGTGAGAGCTACAAGGCCATTTGTCACCTGTTCCATTGCTTCATATTTAGCTTGTTCTATTTCAATCTCCTTATCGCTCAGTTCTCTCTTGTCTTTCAGATAAGCATTCTGTGCTTCCAGCTTGCGAAGATTGAATGCTTCTATACTTTCACCTTCCATTTGCTGCAGGCTATCGAGCTCGGCTTTCTTTTGTTCCATCCTTATACGAAGAATTTCCTCTTCGTTATCATATGCTTGTGCGATTTCCGTTTCAAAGCGTATGCGCATGGCTTCCTGTTGCTTGTTGATAATATCCTGCTCATGAACTGTTGCCAGTTCGTCTATCTTGGTATTGTACTTTGCTTTAATGGCCAGTTTCATTTCTTCGGTTTGTTCTGTGCTGGTAAGTTCCGCCTCTTGTTGTGCTTGTAATTGTTGTATCTTTAACTGATACTCCTGCTCGCTGCCTTCCTTGACCGATTCCAATTGCAGGGATATCATTTTTAAACGGTTCTCCAGTTCTTTTTTCAGCTCCTCATCGGACAACTTGCTAAGCTCCATAGATTTTTGTTGTTCCAAAGCCTTTATTTTGGCGTTGATGGCTTCACGAGCCTTAGCGGTAAGGTTCTCTTCTTGCTTTAAACTGATTTGCAAATCCTCAATCTGCCGGGAATAGTTCAATTCAATCTCTTTCCGTGCTTGTTCTCTCTTGTCTTTCACTAAGGCAAGCATAGCATCTTCTGCTGCCCTTACTGCTTCCAGTTCTGTTTGCTTTGCTTCCTTTGCTTTGTCTGCACCTTCCTGGCGGATAGAGTTTAGGGTATTTTGCTGCTCTGTCTGACGGGTGTAACTGCTTTCTTCCAATTCACTTAATCTGTTTACTTCTTCGCTTAATTTCCTAAGGTCATCAATAGTGCTTTCCGATATACCGATTTTTCCAATAGCTTCATCTGCTGTAATTGCTCCTTTTTGCATGTCCTCAATGGTCTTAAGGGCTTCCTTTGTTACTTTAGTATATCCGAGCATATTGGCAATTCTTGCTTTCGCTAAGTCTGTTTGGATTTTTAAGTCCTCTTTTTCCATTGCTGCAGCTTTTTCCGCAGCTTTGATACGTTCCTGTGTGGACAGGGTCTGGTCATCTGCAGCTTTTTTCAGCTTCTCAATTTCAGCTCGGTTAGCGGCACGTGACATGGACAGCATGACTTCCCTCTTGTCTATCTCATTCAAGACTTCTGCCAGCTTCCACGCCTGTTTGGTTTCATTGACTATTTCATCACCGATACCAGCGAATATGGATTTGGCATCATTCCCCGCCTGTTTGAAGTTCCCGGTAAACAGATTCACTAAAGCACTTCCCAACTTGCCTGCCCGGTCTATTAAGACATTTACAGTGGCACCAAGAGCACCCATTATCTTATTGGCTGCTTCCACGCCCTTCTGTGTTTTGGTGAACCATGATACCAAAGATCCTAAAGCTACAATTAATACTCCAATACCAGTTCCAAGTAGAGCAACTTTCAACAGTTTCAAAACTTTAATCCAGCCGGTTGTGGTGGTCGAAACAGTAAGCATTTCTGTTTTTACTCCAGACAAATAATTTCTTACTCCACCCAAGGAGGTCACCATTACATTTATCTGCTGCACGAACGGGATATTGGCATTGGCGGCTTCCATTATAGCTTCCTTGTAATTGCCAACATTTCGGTAATACCGCTGTGTCTCTTCTTCAGCGCCCTTTAGAGCATCAGTAACCTCATTAATTCTGTTTTTTATGTTCATGCCTGTATCCGCATTTCGTTCCGCTTCGGATAAAGCATCGTATTCAGCCGTTAGGTTTGACAGTTTGGCACGGAGAGAAACAAGGCTGTTTTCTTGTGCCTTCTCCTGCTTGAGCTGATTTTGCATTGTTTTCGTTATAACACGTATCGAATCATTACAGTCGTTGATATAGGCTTTAGATGCCGCCATTTCTTCATTGTACTGCTGCCTTTTTATGTCTCCAGCCTTTAACTGTTCCTTCAGTTTCGCCTCTGCTTCTTTGGCTTTGTCGATTTTTGTCTGATACTCGGCTATAGCTTTGATAGCCTCATTATAATTCACTTTGATATCAAGTATCTTTTCTACTTTGTCTGCCATAATTTTAGATGTCTAATTGTAATAATTCAACATTTGCTATTCCTGTATTTTCTGCTGTAACGGATAGAATTGCATAATATTTCCCATATTGGGCCAGATATGCTGGAGTGGTCATATCTAAGTCTCTCAAGTCTTTTTCTGTTATTTCTATTTTTTCTTTAATGATTTTGGGGGTATACACTGCATTTTGAAAGCTTGTGTAGAATCTTTTTATGATATCTGTGAACGACAATTGTGTGAAGGTTCCATTTGATAGACCTCCATTGTTTTCCTCGAGAAGTATTCTTGGTTGAACTTTTTGCAGTTCAGCCTTTCCCTCTCCGTCATATTTGTACAATCGTATGAATGCTGTAATTCCTCTCATGTCGCATCCTGCAAATTTCAACTCTGCCATTTCTCTAGACTTCTCTAATGAGCTGATCAAGCAAGTAATTTCTCCACTGTAGTTGCCTTTTACCGTATCATCGTCTTTGTATTTAAGTATATTTCTTTGTGCAAAGCCATCGATAGTGAATTTCATTTCTTTAGGCTTGTTGGCCATATACGATGCTATTACCCGTCTAGTCCAATTGTACGCTTGTTCTTTTTTCTTTATGATATCATCGACAGACATAAATCTTATAATGTTCGTGCCTTCAATAGGATATGCAAATACGCCTAGCATGGTAGATATTGCTTTAATAAAATCAAGCTGTGTCATATCTGGCAAATTTGGTATAATGGGGTAATGACCATTCCCGTTAAGAATACTTTCGTCTGGTTGCTTGGGCGATACAAGGCTGTTTTCCATTCTTAGATTTATGATTCCATCTACACCGTTTGATACGTCTGCAATAAATCCGATATTTGTGAATCCAAACCGGATATCTGTACCTTTGTTTACTGAGTCAGACTCTACACCTTCGAACTCAAACGTAATATTGTAAGAGTTTCCTCCATTGCTTATTATATCCGTATATCCTATGTTGAATATTTCATTGTTCTCTCCGTTCTCAATATAATAAGCTATCATGGCTGCATTGCTGGGATAGAAAGAAGTTAAAGTATGTATTGATACTTTGCCTGAAGCATTGAGCTTTATGGAGTTTCCTTTTGTCTTTATTCCACTAATGAATGTGCCTTCGCTTAGCGAGCTTTTATTTACCGTTCCATAATATGATGAATATTCTTTATTTTCGAAGTAAAGTTCAATAGGCCCGGTTCCTTGGTTAAGGTAATATTTTGCATTCAACCACAGTTCATTCTTTTGAGAGAATTCCAACCCGTCATTTCTTGTCAGCAATGGGATAAACAGCTTGTTCAAGACTGCTTGCTGTTCACTTGGAAAAATGAATATCACATCATTATCAAGTGATATATGTTCTAAAATCCATGTTGCTTTAACTGCCGGATGATAGGGTAAGTCTTTATCGGCTGAACGTATATTGTAATTTACTTTTGGGAAAAAGAAATCTCCATGACTATCATATTGGCTTACGTTCTTTCCGCTATTCCATTCGATGTAATAATCAGGAAATGGATCATTCCCTTGGCTTTCATAATGCCAACGTTCTTTTAAATCTTGCAGTTTTTTTTCTTCATTGGCAATACTTGAAAATTGTGTTGCGTTTCCCCATATTAATGCGGTTTCAAACACATCAGACGTGCCTATCAAGTATATTTTTGCCCCTTTGATAATTTCTACTCCGTTTCTTATGTATCTAGCGTCAAGGTAAAATGAAGCAACGGAATATTGGCAGGATGGCAGGTCTGCGTGAAGAAATGCAGACTGATTCCTCACTGTGTTTGGAAGTTTAATAGTGTAGCTTGTGTTACTTACAATTTTGCCTATATCGGTGAATATATTATTCTTGTATTTTAATGTGATATTGGTGCTGTCGTCCATATCTACTAATTTGTTGTTGGCACCGACATATAATAATTCATTTCTCATAAGCTCTGCACGTTAGTTTCAGGTAATATAATGTTCGCTTCAAAGTCTTGCAGTGATACCCGCTGTTTGACGAAATTTCCCACAGACACATTTACGGCCATCCATCTGGCGTTACCGTTATCATCATAGCCCATGAACATATCAACAACAGGAGATGTGGCCATTTGGTAAAGGAAGTCATAAGTTATGCTGTCTATTAATGGAGCGCATACGGGAAGTGTCGTTTCTTCCATTTTCCTTTGCTTTCGTCCGCTACCTCCATGGTATCCGTTCTTGTAACTGTAATCCTGCATATTGTTTCTGATGAACTCTCCGTCATTGGATACCTGTGAAGTCTCGTCTCCTTGCATGAATAGCCAGTAACACCACATTCCATGGCGGTTGATCCATCTCAAGTATATTCCACAGTCTGAATTGTCAACCTTACAAGTGATCTTTGTGGCCATATTGAGCAGCCCTCGGAAGGTGAAATCAAAGGTGTGGTCAAAAACAGATGCTGCCGTATTACTTCCAGGTAGATAAAATTCCACCCTGTCTGAAGCATCTATTCCAGCAAGAATGATATTCCATGCATTTTGTCCTGATAATGCGATAGGGGAGCTTTCGGAACCATCTATAGTTACTTTTACATTCCCTGATGTTGCAGAGTATAAGCCTACAGAGAATGGGTAGTTTTTGAACCATGTCAGCACTCGGCTTCCATTATACTGCTCTCCAACCTTACTGGCTCCCCACAATATGAATACGTTGAACTGGAAGCTGTTTTCAAGTGTTCCTGATTCGTTATACATATCAAGCTCTATGCTAAACAGACGTCCTAACTTACTATCTTCGGCGTGAGTTGACTTGTAATCGACTTCTCTGTATTCGTCAAAATAGCTCTGCGTATAGAATGATAGGTCAAAGAAGCAGGAACCACCGAACGTCGCTCTGTTCTCTCTGTCTGATGTGGCTGTGGTGGTGTCCGTTACCGTTGCAGTAACAGATTGATAGTTTCCGCCAAGGATATTTATTATCACAGGATTAAAGCAGAATCCTATTTGGTCAGGATATTCAATTGTTGTATTATCTATCGTATGTGTTCTCATTGTCGAAATTCAGATTTATATGTTCAACTTCTGTTTCATATATAGCCGATACCCTGCTGGCTATATTGTCCACGGTATTTTCTAGATCACGGGAATAGATTTCCTCATGTTTTCTGTTTCGGTATAGTTCCGTTCCTTCCTTGGCTATCTTTCTAGCGACAAGGTAGGCGAAGGAATCGGGCTTCTTTACTTGTATACCCTTATCTTCCACCCATTGGCGGATAATCTTGTAAAATCCTTTCGGAACTTTCCCTGGCCCACGTCCGGTTTCTAGTACCGCGAATGCCTGCCTGCCCCACAAAACGCCTCCGTCCTCCGACATTTCTACTTTCAGACTGCCCTTTGTCCTTCCACTGGCTACTTGTCCGGCTGCTTCATGGTTGGCTATAATTCGCTTGCGTAACGCTTCCAGCTCTTCACCTATTATCCTTAGGGTTCCGGCTTTAGTTTCTGCTGCCATATACAATCTCTTTCACGCTCTTGTTGCAAATAACAGTACCCATTATCTCTTCTAACTTAAGTTGGATAACTATTCCGGTTACATTAACATCCAGCTTGTCATAGAAAACAGAATAAGGGATATCTCCTGATATTTCTTTGAACATCCCACTCCTGTTCAATAGCAATATGAATTCTTTGGCTTTATTCTTGCATCCTTCTATCACTGCATCATTTTCTGTGCCATCAAAATCGAACTTGGTTTTATCCATGAATGCCATCATACAGTTAGGGCAGTCTCTTAACTGCTGTCTGCCTAGATTAAAAGTTCCGCTTACAGGAAGGAGATTAAGCACTGCCGGCAATTTAATCTTGTCCAGTCTTATATTGGCTGTTTGCCAGTTGTCAAAAAGGTAACTTACACCCTCCATAGAGTCTACTATCTTTTTAATTTTTTGCTCTACCGTCATTTCTTCTTACTTAATATGTTTCTTAATCTACGTTCGAATCTTACTCTTTTGGCGTCCATGTCAAGACATTTATATACTCTGACCCATGGCACGCTGTCTACTTCTGCATGATCAGTGATACCCATGCGCTGTGCATAGTAATCAATCATGCCGAAAGGTCCAAAATTTAGCAATTCGGATCCTGCTTGCTTCTCTTCGGGTGTGGGTGGTACATTCGTCGACGCGAATAGTTTATTTATTCGTTCAACTTCTTTGGCCACCCATTGTACGAATCCCAGTACATCGGTAGCTGGAAGTTGGGATATATAACGTTTACTCAGCCCCATCAGTACAGTACAGGGAACGAACAAGATATCGTGTTCTGTTTCGATGGATTGCAGTTGCATCAGTTCTCCCATATTTATGTCGTTTAGGGTATCTGGTGTCTTATACTGCCCTAGTTGATAAGGTTTTTTCAGTTCATCCAACTTGGTTCTAATGACCTCGGGTTCGGTGGCAATGCTGCTTATTGTCAAAAATTCTTTTACTGTCATATCTTTCCTATTTTTGCTTTTGGTCGTTTTGGTGTTGGTTTGATGCGGAATATCATTGCCATTATCAGCATATCAAGGTAATCTGTGGAATGACCTAATATTTCTTTCATTTTTTCTTTGCTGATTATTCCTTTCTTCCGTGTGTCTGCATCAATATGTGCTTGTTTGAGAACTGACAATTCTTCAATGATCCGTTCCCGCTGTGCTTCCGTGCATACGATACGAAGCAATCGATTGTTAATCATCTCAGCCAGTTTGAAGGCACACTCTGATTTCAAATTGTCAAATTCAGGATTAATAGGTCGTGCTCCTCCATGAAACTCCTTGATACCGTTCAGATAGCTTTCAAGATAGTTCCCCAATCCGTCAGAGTCCGCAATCATCTTACTACGAGGAATTGAGCATTCTATCATCATCCGCTTCAGGTCTGTTTCAATGGATTTTCCAGTACTGTATTCCTGATCCAGTTTGATAAAACACACATTCCCTTTCCAATGACCGGCGATAAATCTGTCTCGTCCCTTCATTGCAAGGTCTGCAGAACCGGTAGATTCACCTGCAGGAGCAATGAACTCATTCGTGAACAAGTCACAGATAGCGTCGTAGTTACACAGGGCAGTCGGGTCATTATCATACTCCCAATTGCCGAAATATAGGCGTTCCTTTGTTACCCGGTCTTTTGTGTTTCGAAGACTTTCGATGTAGTCTTCTGTTGCCCAAGGATTATCCTGCACCAAAGCTTGGATAAATGCATAAGGAGCTTGTAATTTGTCTTCTTTCCAGGGCTTGTAGAATTCACGGTATAGCCAGTTTTTCTTCGGGTTACAGGTGATAAGTATCTTTCCGGGTACATGGTATACATCGTTCATGTGGCGGCCGATACGGGTTTTCAAGACTTCGAAGGCAAGGTAGTGCACTTCACCAGCTTCCTCTATCCATCCTCCTGTATATTCCTTAGACCCCAATCGTTCATACATCGGATCTTTCACCGGATAATACGTCAAGTCAATATAAACGATTTCACTTCCGTTGTCGAAGGCTATCCCTTCATTTGTTGTCTTGTATGCCGTGAAGCTGTGAGAAGATGCTACCTTATTGAAGGTCACGGTAACGGACTCACGGCTATCCTTCAAATTATTTCGGCCAACAAACCAGCGAGTACCGGGAAGATAGTAGGCACATTGCATCAGCCATTCACAGCCTAGCCATGATTTACCACCACCTCCGGCACCACCATACAATAAAAATTTCGTTTTGCTGTCACGAAGAAAATTGTATGCCAATCGCTGTTTTAAGTTAACCTTTTGCTCCATATCACTTCAATTTGTCAGCTTCGGGAGTATAGGGAAGAAAGTCAAATCCGTTGAAGGGTTTGCCTTGTGTTGTATGATCCACTTCCTGTTTGTCGGACAACCCTAGCTTTCGGGCTATAATGTTTGCATTGAAAGCGCCAACACAGGCTCCTTCAAATTGTTGAGTCTCGATGGTTTCTTCCACCCGCGCGATGACGTGCAAAAAATCTTCATCATTTTTTTTCATGCATTCACTTCTGAAGCTACTCCACCAACGTGATGAAGTACCTAGATAGATACATAATCCGGTGAGAGAGTAGGGGCGCTGTGTAGGTGAAACTTCTTGTTGTGTTTGCTGTTCATTAACAGTTTCTGTTCTTTTACCTTTTTTGCGTCTAACAGGCATGGTACGTTGTATAGCCTTTCTTGTTGTCCATGGGTTTTCATCACACCATTGGAAATATTCGCACGCCGCCTCCCATAACGCTTCAGGCGTGGCGAAGAGTTTATCCCTGCCATGCTTGCTGCGTAACATCCAAAACTGATTTCCTTTAGGTGCTGCCATTGTTTATAGTGTTTTAAAGATTGGTATAATTTCTTTGTCCAGATCCCATTTGCGATTATTGGGAAGAGGAAGTGTGAATTCATATTGCAACGCTTTCAGATAATCATTCTTACTTGCGCTCCTTCCGTTGGTTGATGCTACTTGAAATGACGAACCTCTTAACTCTTTTTCTGGGCTTATCTTCATTCCTTTATCGAATATGTTAAAATCCTTTCCGATGTAAGCTGTGTTTAATCTGATGATGTCAGCTGTGGAATGATAATGCTGGAAGTACCATTCACCAAAACGGAAGTTGGCTGTGAAGTTCTTTGCGTCAAGAAATACGGCTTTAGAACGATGGTCGTGTGTTTCCTTGCGTTCAGATGATTTCTGGGCGAACAGCAGCGGAATGCCAGACCAGAATATCATTCCTCCGGGCTTGCATAATGCTGATAACGAAAGTAAGACATTCTTTTCATCCTCTTCTGAGTTCACAGAGTTCAACACGCTATCGCACACAACCACATCGTACAGCCCGTAGTCCGACAAGGTCTTGCATATGGAAGCACAGTCTTGCCTGATTTCCTTTTCATCAATGATGTCCGCTCCATCTTTGCGGTGGAAGAATTCAATGGCGTCAATGAGATAGCCTTTTTTCTTCAGTATGGTTGCGTAATCCTTTTGTCCGGCACCGAAATCGAGTATGCGCATATCCTTGGTGATGTATGGTATAACCTGCGTTTCATACAACGTTGAATGGCTACGCTTGCTTGGAACCCCGTTCTTTTGCCGTAGCCGTGCCTTTTGGGCAAAAGACTGTATATAGGTCTTTCGTTCCAGATGGGAATACTCGAACACTCCATATTCCTTAGAGAAGTATTTGAGCGCGATTTCTTCTTTCCCTTCTGGAAGGACATATACAAGTAGGTCCATACCTAATAGTTTTACCGTTTTGGCATATACTGTTGAGATGATCACTTTCCCGGTATGGTCACATACGGCATTTGCAAACTGGCCGTAACGGAGAATCATTTTCGTAAGGTCAACAACACGTGAGTTGTTTCCTCCTTTGGAAAGAATGGAGATATCTTTGTTGGATACAGTATAAAATCCTTCTGTTCCTTTAGGAAGACTTACATTGATTTCTGGTTGGATTTCCGACAACTCACATTCCGCATAGTTGTGAAGTTGGTTGAACCTTACTTCATCGGTGGAGTTTACACCATCAAGAATAAAGGCTGGAACATGGGTATACCCAAGCAGCTTCATTGTCTTTGTACGTTGGTGTCCTGCCATGATACGTTTATCCGATTGACGTATGATGATCGGTTTGATAATGCCTAATTCCTTGATGGATTTTTTTAAATCTTCTTGTGCTTCATTAGTGAGCAGGCGTGGGTTATATTCTGCCGGGTTCAATATTGATATGTCTATGTCTATGTATTCCATCATAAGCTAAGTAGATTATTAACAAAACCAACCATTACACCGTTCTCATCCAAATATTCAGAAGCCCGTGCTTTCAGTGCTTCCAGTTCGCTTTCACTGACTGGAATCTTATACCCCTCAAATACTAAATATTTGATATGAGCTCCGGCTTCATAGTTTGCGTTCTTGAGTACATTATGACTGTCTTCTATATCTTCTGAAAAATCTGTCGGATCAGGAAAGCTGATGCCTTCCATACCCCAATTAAGCAACTCGTTACAATCCCAGTCAAACAACTTGGTTATGTCCCATTGTCCGTTGTTAACGTTATCACGTATGATTAGCTCACGTTCCCTTTCCTCGGTCAGGTTGGGAATAAGAACGGTCGGTACTTGTTGCATACCTAGCGATATACAGGCATCATACCTTTGGTTTCCGGCTATAATGATCAATTCGCCAGTACGGTCTGACAGGATGATCGGTCGGGCTTCGAAATAATCCGGATTGTTTCGGATTGACTCTTTAAGTTTGTCTAGCTGTTCATCCGAAATAGTTCTTGGATTGTTTTCCAGTTTCTTCAGTTCCTCTAGTTTTCTGTAAATAATTTCCATAATTGCTTTTTTTGCGTTACAGAAACGAAGGTACTTAATAAGGGAGCTAAGGGGAAAAATGAGGAAAACAAAGTACTGACACGGCTTGTCAATACTTTGTTATGTGTGTTATAATTCCTTTGTTGATATCAATGCCGAATTGCTGGTAAGATAAAGAATTACAGGAAAGTATTTCACTGGTAACCTGTAAAGTCTTGCATTCTTCTTTGATGAACGTTAATATGAAAAGTGGGAAAGATAGATAATGCTTTTGCAGATTTTTGGAACGGAGTAGAAACGTGACTTTACTTGTTTTCGTTTTCATTACCATTGTAGCTATCCTCTGATAATCACATATCTTCCGGCGGCTATTTCACTTCTATACTCGACAGAATAGCCCTTGTCTATAAATGCTCTTATGACATTATCGTGCGCCAACTCCGAAATTTGGTGTCTGTCTTTAGCGTCACTTCCAGTATTTTTTGCCCAACAATGAGGCCAGTTATTTCCCCATCCTACGCCATAATGAAAGTAAACACATTCGCCTTTCTTTTTGATTTCCGAGAGGATGAAAGATGCAAGTTCGTCTTCCTCGGATTTTCTTCTATTTGATTTTGGTATTTCTATTGTCAACATACTAATTTTTTTTTGAATTATTTCTTTATTACAACCGCCATAGTGCTAACAGTAGTTCCACTCTCTTTAAACTCGCCAGCTCCAATTTCAAAAACTTCTCCATGTACTTCTTTCAGCCAGTTGCGGAAATCAATACATTTCTTTTCCGAAGCGAATTTCCAGTGTTGGCTAGTTATTGCTGCAAGCGTGCCGCCTTCTTCCAATCGATCATACATAAGCCTGACATGCTCTATATCCTGATTACCGGAAAACGGAGGATTTGCAATAATCTTAGTGTAATGCCCTACACTGTCTTTCGTAAAGTCTTCATCAAGGAGTATCACATTTTCCAACGAATGCAAAAACTCTCTGTTTTCCGGCATCAGTTCATAGCATTCCACTGTTACGGAAGGACAAGCCCTATGAATGGCTTTAATGAGAGCACCGCGGCCGGCACTCGGCTCCAATACCGTATCATTTTCATGTATTCCTCCGGCAAGCATAACCAGCCAGTCGGCAACATCGGACGGAGTTTCAAAAAACTGGTAATCCTGCTGTAGGTTGCACCGTTTACCCTCTTTCAAAACGGAAAACACACGTTTCGGATTAAACGGGAATGTGAAACCTTGTACCTTTCCACCTTGCCATGAGCCGCCGGCTTCTTCTATCCACTTCTTTGCTTCAGCATAAGACTTTTTGTTAAATTGAACTTGAGGAAGTTTCAGAACACCGTCCTCAAGAGTACAATGTTTCAATATCTCTTCCACACTCCATTTTTTGCCTTCGTCAGCCTGCTTTTTCTTTTCAGCTATCGGAACATCCGGCGCTAACAGTGAAGATATTTTTTCTACAACTATGTTGCTTGCGTCCATGAAGGCACTGACGCAAGATATCGCTTCGATCAAGAAATCGGTGTCAACATGCCCGGTATCGTCATAGATGTCTATCCCTTCGGTCATGGATGACAGTTCATTGAGCTGCGCAACACTACCATGTAACGTTTCGATTAAAATCTTTTTTTTGTTCGTCATAACTTTTCTGTAAATAAATTCTTGTTGTGTCTACACTTCCATGACCGAGAAGATCGGCCAGTTGAATAACATCTTTGTTTTTTTTCAGGAACATTTTAGCGAAAAAATGTCGGAAGGCATGCGCGTGCATTTTTTTTGAATCGATACCACAATGTTTACCCCATGCTTTCAGGTGTTGTGAAAAACCTCTCTGAGTCAACGGTCCGTATCTCCCGACAGCAAGAGTACCGGACTTGCCTGTCTCCTTTATATAGTCCTTCACCTCCTGTTGTAATTGCTTCTGGAAAAAGAAACGCCGATACTTGTTTCCTTTCCCTTTCAAAACAACCTCGCCAATTGCTATATCCTCCCATGTGAATTGCTGAAACTCCGAGAGCCGGGCTCCTGTAGTACCCAATACCTTGATGAAGAAATAGTAATCCTTGTTGAGTTTTGTTTTCAGATACTCCAGTAACCGATTATATTCATTCTCGGTAGGAACATTAGAAATATCCAGCTTACGTTTCATTTTAGGTCTCTTTAATTCTATCGGCTTTTTCATCCATTTAGAGAACTTTTCAATGGCTGTAATACGTAACCGGATGGTAGCGGGAGATAATTTTTCTTCTTCGAGACTTTTTATAAACCTCCTGCAATTATCCATGTTTACCTCATTGGCATACTCGAAATACTTCTTCATTGATGTGTAATATATATCAACTGTATGAGAAGAGTAATCATTGTTGTCGGTCAGCCACACAATGAAATCATTAAGTTGTTTCTTGTTCTTATCCGAAATGACATCAAGTTTTTCCAAAGGTTTCACCGCCTTTTCCCTTTTTCCATATCCGATGTTGAGATAGGATAATAGATCGCATATAGCTGAACACATTAGCGAATGACGCACCATGACATCAGCATTTTCACGTTTATAATTCAAATAGCCACGGCGGTTCACTTCTTTGGCCATTTCTAAAAAATCCGTGACATGCTTGATATATTTCCCGACAGTATCATAAGTCCTTCCTGTCGTGTATATGTAAGAAATATAATCAGTTAATATCTTCTGTCTGTCACTATTCATGGTTATTTATTTCTTTTTTTTGATTTAATCTTGATTGGATTGTTTTTGGTACCAGTACCCAACCATTTTAATTGGATGCCATGTATCCGGAGCCAATATTTAAATTCGGACGTGGTTGTCTGTTTCATATCTGTTCCGATTTGAATTTCTTGTTTATTTCTTTTTCAGCAGCTCTGGCCCCTTTCTTGAAACCCTCTACAAAGCTGTCAAAACAGGCTCTATGGATTTCTAAAGTGCATCTTTGCATAAGTGGGCAAATCGAGCATTTTTGGCTAAGCCCTGCGGACTTCTTGGCTATTTTCGTTACGTTTTTCATTGGATTTTTAAATTAATTATTACGATTTCTTTCCGCTGCGACTTCACTCATACACATCTTGCACCAGGAGGTGAGACATCGGTATTCCTTATCCCCACATCTGACAGTCCTGTTATAAAACCGGTGGAGCGGAAGGGAACGTCCGCAATGCGGACAAACCTTTCTTCCGGCTTCCGTACCGGCAACCGTCTTGGCTTTACGGTGTACAAGCGTACATCCCCTGCATTCATCCAGTCTGCCTTTGTACTTCCGGCATTTGTGCAGGGAGATGCGCCCGCATGGAGCGAATTTCTCGCAGTCGAATCTGGGTTCTGTGTGATAGATGTTCATGCAGTAAGTTTTTTGATCAGACTCATGTTCTTCTCCACCAGCCGGATAATGCAGTCATGATACTCCGATGTTCCGTTGCATACGGCTCTTGACTGTACTATCTGAAAAGATTTAAGATTCACTTCGATGGTTTCCACATGTTTTTCTCCGACTATGGCTGTCATGATCAGGCATTCACTGCGTCTGTAATACCTGTTGGCGTATACACAATGGTGCATGGCTTTGCCCTCCTTGTAGAACTGGGTTACGCTTTCAAGCGGACGGATGACTATGCCGTCGCCTTTGATTTCCATGCCGAAGAATCTTTCCATCCGGTTGTAGAATGATGCTATATCCTCCTTGAGCTGCTTTTCTTTTTGGATAGCCTTTATTCTGTCCCTTTCCCTTCTTTGCCTTGCCTCAATTTCATTTTTCTTTCTTAGTAATCTGTCGTGCTCGGCTTTTAAATTTTTGGGACATACGTATTTGGCGTTATGCAGATCCTTGTGGAAATAGGACAGCAGGCTTATATAGTCATTCCACATGCTTGCATCTCTGATTGTATAACGGTTGCGGTTGCAGATGTTGAAGGACGGTTTATATCGGAGTTGGTAATAGCCCGTTTTGTACATGTGCTTTAACATATCCGTCTGTCCGGTCTTGATACATAATTCCGCATCATTGCCACCTTTCAGAAGGTCTCGTACAAGTTTTGAGGGGGGTACATCGGGGAACCGTTTCCCGATTCCCCGCTTTCTCAATTCCGGGATTAGTTTCTTTCTTGGATATATCCATCCCCATATCGCATATAGGTCTCCACGATAATTCCAGCTGTAACTGCCGTATTCACCCTTTATGCTCAGTGGTTCCGAATATATCCATCCGCTGCTTCCCATATTCATCGGTTTTGCCATGATGGTGCGTTTCCCCTCGACGGTGATCCATTCCTGAACCACTTCAAAGAAAGCATAGTGAATATAATCCTGTCTGCTGTTCAAATCAAAATTCCTTTTTCTGACGTACTTGCAGCATAGTATATGCCTTATGATCTGGAACTCTCCGGCGGTCTGTAAGATGGACATGTACTTTTCTTCCTCGACTTTTCGTTTCCGGCTGATCTTTACGTCCAGTTTGTGGTGGCAGTACGGGCATTCGGTCGTATCACTGAGCAGGGTAGTCCCCAGCTCGCTATTGCTTGTGTCTATCCATGTTCCGCCGCACTCGGAACACCATAGCTCATCCTTGCACCTATATGCTTCGTGGGTGAATATATGTTCTTTCGCCCATTCTTTTTGTACTTCGGTAACGGCGGACAGTTTGCTGCTCAGTCCGGTTACACGTTTCTCAAGTTTCGTTCTCGGTTTCATGATTAGAACAAACTCATTTGTTGTACATTATCATCCGCTTTCTTTCGGACGTTTTTCTTCCTGAGTGTCTGGTATTGTTCTTCCGCTAGCCGTGCGATTGCTCTGTCACGTGCCGCTTTCTTATCTTCCTCGGTGAGTTCCACAGGTTTGGCGGGGGATGATACGGACGCTTTCTCTCCGGCAGGCAGCCGGTTTATTTTGATATCGTCCTCATCATAGTAGTGCACTGCCATCCCGTAGACCTCCTCGTCTGAAATCGCTATGGCGTTACCACGCTTCCTGGCTTCACCCATGATATAACTACAGCATTCATCAATACTTTTCTTCTCATTCGCATATTTGGGGGCGAACAGTGAATCTTCTTCCGCCCGTTTGTCCAGATAGGCTTTGATTGCCTGTTTGAAACTGTCATTCTTTGCCATGATAAATTTGATTTTGAAGTGGTTGATTATATTAGTTATTTTCGATTGATTCTGATATTATAATCACAGAGAAACCTGCCGATATCATCACTCGCAATGTTGGGGGGTGGTGCATTATCTCCGTATATAGCCCGTATTGCATCCTCATTTCCCCCGTATGCCTTCCAATAGGTGTAGGCAGTATGGTTATTGGGAACGTTAGGAAAAAGTTCTGTGAAGGCGCTGAAATCGTTTTTAGCCTTTTCTTTGAGCTCCTGAATGTTTTTTACTCCCTCAATCATGGCGCACGCTGCATCTTCTATCCGGGTGAAACCTTTTTGGGATTGTTTCATGGCGGTTTCATTGGACAGTTTGACGTGCTCGTCTCTTCTATCCCTGCAAAAGTCCGATAGGGCTACCATAATGGACTGGTTGTTTATCCTGTTTCCCCAGACGAACTGTCCACGGCTCCCGTTTTTAAGCTGTGTGAAGAATATGCAAAGCTCGGCTAGATTGAGAAAATAATAGCTGGCCAATATGCTTAGCGCCGTTTCGGCAAGTTGTTGAGGTGCGATATCAATGCCTGCGTATCGGAGGATTGATTGCAGGTGCTCTGTGATAATCCTGACTGATGTGGCGTTGCCGAAGACAACATTGATGTCCGCAAGGGTGGGAATACCCTCAATCCTGATTGCTTGTGCTAATGTCAGGTTACAATTCAGCTGGGCTTGCGTGCCGGACCAGTTGTCAACCAATTGGGAGGCTGTTGATCCATTTCTCAAGGTCTGCTGGAGCGGTGTCAGTGTCTCCGGCTTTTTCCTGGATTGAGGTATCTGTCCTGGGGACATTATCACAGTGATCTGTTTTTGTAGGCTTGTTTCCATTTTGAAGTCTTTTTTCGATTATCCAAAGGTTAGCCCGGCTGTCCCATCGTTCAATTTTAGCCCCGTTGGTGTTTTTCCAGCTTAGCGCATCGAAGTGGTAGAAGAATATCTCCGCCTGCTGCTCCCAGTCCGGGAGCTTGTCACGGAAGTAATCTTTCACCTGTTCCAGGGTAGGGGCTATAAATTCGGTTTTTGGTTTTGAAGGCTTCTTTTTAGGTTTTTCCTGCTCGGGCTTAAATAACTCGCTAGAGTTATTATTATCTTTACTCTTAAGTCTTATATTAATGTTAGCCTTTTTACTTAAAGGTTTACTTAAGTCATTACTTAAGAGTTTACTTAAGGGTTTACTTAAATCATTTAAGTAATAAACGGGCGATTTCGCATTTTTCTTACCTGACTCAAACTGTAGTAAACCTTTTTGCTGTAATCTGTTCCTGACTTCAATTACGGTTGGTTCTGATATACCGGTTGCGAGGACGATTCGTCTGTTGGGACACTCAAACGGATTCTCCCAACCCCGACTATTGCACTCGTTCAAAAGGAAGAAGTACAAATAAACTTCGTTCGAGGAAAATGCTACACTCTGATGTGTCTTCCAAAATTGGTTTACGTAATCTATATAAGTCATTGTAGGTAAGAATTTACTTCGTTTATGAACTCCTGTAGTGAATGGCAGATAACATACTTGTTTTGGTATCTCTCTGCTTCTGTCTGCCACGTTCGTTGGTGCTCGCTCTGTGTACCCTTCGGTGTCTTCATCTCTATGCAGAGGGAAGCCCATCCCTTTTTGGGTATGAGCAGGATCAAATCTGCCACACCTCTCACTGCTCCTTCATACTTCATCCGTGCTCCTGTCTTGGCATCACGTTTGCCACCGTTAGGCACTGCAAAAAGCATACGTGCCAGTTTGGGATATTGTAACCGGAACCATACCAAACAATCATGTTGTATTTGGCTTTCTGATAATGGTGTTGTCTGTTTTCTCATATTCTTCCGTTGAATAGGTTCATTGCCATATCTACCACATTCTCCTTAACCACATCATCCGTCCCTGTCACTCCGTTGGCTATTCCTTTTTTGGCCTGAATGACATCATACATATATTTGTCGATAGTATCCTTTCCAAGATAGTAGTAACAGTTTACGTTGTTCTTCTGTCCGTTCCGATGCGCTCGGTCTTCTGCCTGCTCACAATCGGAGAAAGTCCATGGGAACTCGATAAACGCCACACGGCTGGAAGCTGTCAATGTAAGACCTGTACCTCCTGATTTGTAGTTAAGGATGATCAGCTTGCAAGAAGGGTCGTTTTGGAAGCGGTCTACCGCTGTCTGTTTTTGAGTAGCATTGTCTTCGCCTGTAACGGTGACAGCTTCAGGGAATATCTTCTTTAGTTCCTGTACTACTTCTTTCAGGTAAGCAAAGACTATCAGTTTCTCACCTCCGTCAATCACGTCATGGATGAATTCGGAAAAGACTTTGATTTTTCCCCTGGCTGATATGGCTTTCAATATTCCCATTTTCACCATTACCTCGCCTCTTAATGCCTTGGCCACCTTTTCATCGTCCGCATTCTTGTAAGTCCGGAGATACTGTATCAGGTCGGCTTCCGCTTTGTCGTATTCTTTGCGATTGGATATGTCCACCTCTATATATTGGCGTGACTTGTCCGGCAACTGAGTGAGTACCTTGGCCTTTTCGCGCCGGAAGAAGCAGGTCGATGATAACCTCCAGTTCAGTTCTTTCACATTGCTTGACTGTTTAGGTCCATCGCAGAACCTCTCTACGAAACACTTGTATCCTCCGAAATCCTCTAATCGTCCCATTATCTTGAGTTGTTGTATAAGGTCTGTATTGTTGTTCACTACTGGGGTTCCCGTCAGTTCCAAGATATATTCTTTGCCTTTACATATTCCTTCTACGAACTTGGATTGCTGGGTCTTGGTGGATTTGCACTTGTGTGATTCGTCAATGACTACGGATTTGAATAACGATATTCGCGGGTCAAACTCAATGGATTTCATGGTAAACCGTGCATCCTCCTTTACTTTAAGTACAAAAAACTTTTTCAGTGATTCATAATTTGTTATGAATATGTTGCAGCATTTAGTCTCAAAGAAACGGTGCCAGCTGGCTTTATTGCGATCATCCAGAATCATGGCATTTTTTCCGGCAAATTTCTTAAATTCACGTTGCCAGTTTATTTTCAATGCGGCCGGACAAATGACAAGGCACGGATACGCTTTTGCTATCGTAACCGTGCCTATTGCCTGTAATGTCTTTCCCAGTCCCGGTTGGTCCCCGAATATGCACCGCTTGTGCTGTAGCGCATAAGCGATGCCTTCTTTCTGATATTCGTACGGTTCCAACAGCAATCCGTGTGGAACCGTAAGTTTTGGAAGGTCGGGAATAGTATAGTCATTATACTCTCTTGTTGTCACTTTGTGCTGTACCCGGCTGCATATCTTTGTCTGTACCGCCCAATCTGCCATCATCCTCACGTATTCCTTATCTTGTAGAGATACCTTCCAAGCTTTTTCGTCAGCGATATAGGCTGCCCGGATATTCTGTTTTACACTTGGAATCCGTTTGACTAGCTCCACTAATCTTGGATGATATGGGAAGGCTAGTTTGAAGCAGTTGGGGGTAGTAGTTACGCAAAATGGGGACGGCGGTATCATGATGCAAGTTGTTTGACTTTACGTGGTTTACGTGATTTAATTTTCTTTCCGTTCATTATTATGTCAACCCCTGCATCATTCATAGCCTGCTGGAATTCCGCAACCTCTTGATTGAAGTCTGTACCGGCTTCTGGAATGGCGTCCGGTTGTACGTCTGCGTTCGCCGTGTCTTCCTCAAACGGAAGTTCCTGTTGTACAATTCGCCATTTTTTGTTGAACAGATACTCTTTGACTTCGAACTCACAGGATTGGATTTCCTGCTCCAGCTCGAAGGCATTGATATACGATTCATTCTCATTATTGAACATGGTGAACGGAGCGCATAGGTTCAGAACTTTTCCTGTTTTGAGAAAACGTTTGGCTATCAGAGTAACCCCTTCATTATCTCCATCTCCGCCAATGGAATACCCTGTAACGTCAAGCACCTGTCCTATGATATCAGGCACTTCATCTACTGATTCTATACCGTCCACTTCTTTCTGTTCTGTAAGCAAAGCGGCGTGGGGATTCAGCTTGCTGAACGCATTGATAAGGTCTGATGTTACCAGGTTCTTGCCTTCTACGGTGGTTGTACCATTCTCATCCTTGTAGGTGGCCACCAAGGTACTGTCCTTGGTGATTTTAGCTTTTATGATCTTCATTATCTTCTATATTTATATTCGTTGACAAATTCGTTATAATAACGGTCTTCCGGAAGGGGAAGTGTTATTCCCAGTTCCGTGGCTGCATCTGCTTTGACCTTATTCAAAAAGTCCGTCATTTGCAGTGTGTTCAGTTTCGATGTGCTTCCGGCTATGACCGTTTCTTTTCCTTTGATAATGGTTGTCCTTCGTAGATATAGGTTGCAGTAATAATCGTGTACGTCCTGTTTGTCCGTTCCTGTTTCCTGTTCGATACAGGTAAACCAAAGCCACATTAGGGCGTTTTGACTTAATGTGCGCGGCTCTGTGTAACGTTCGATAATTAACCTGTAACGACCGTTACGGAGCTGCGAGCACATGAAATCAAAGGACTTGTTCAGTGTTACCACACCTTTTTCTTTTATAAGGATAGCTTCTTGTGCCATTATTCCAGTCCGAAAATCTTCTTGTCCGTGATAGATTCTCTATTAGCTTCCAAAAACTCTATGAAATGTTCTACGTGTGCCGTGAGCAGTTTCACTGTCTGTTCGTGATTGTAAGTATAATATTCCGGATATTGCGTACCACTGATAAGCGGTGTGCGGCTGGTACCGCCTTTCAGCGCATAAGCCGTAAACTCAAATGCCTTTATGCTTTCCATCTGACCGGAAGCAATTAGGCAATAAGGGTAGACATGGCGCTGCCACCCGTGGGCGTATTTGCCGAACTCGTATTTAGATGTGGATTTTATGTCATAAACAACATCCTTTCGGAGTTCGTCGATAAATCCGTATAACTCCACATTTCCGTACTGGGTAGGAAGAATGGCGGATACATAGACCTGACTTAATGAGCCTTTGAAATACTCTGCCTGTTCTATACACCATTGTCTGTCAAAAAGGAAATGCCGTGCAGGTGCGATATCCGTTGCTGGAAAAGCTACTTGTATGGTATTGGTTTCCTTATCGCCAATGATGGAGTAGGGGGAACGCTCTGTCGGCACGTGATTTTCGCAATGGACATAGCAGTCAATGATAGCATTGAAGGCTGTTCCCTTGTCGGCTGCTTCACTCTCAAACGGTACACGGTTGATAGCATCCAGAAGGTCTTGCTTCAGGCTCTCTTCGATTTCTTCCGGAGAGCGTTTATACTCTCCGGTTTCATTATCAATGTTCCAGAAGTTTTCCACTTCTTCATCAGCTCTCAGATACTTGTCGAATTTGTCAAGTAATGAGGGATAGATTCTATAACTAGGCTGCTTCATATATTTTTTTGACTTTGTCGAATTTCAATCCTAATTCCTTGCATCTTTTATTCAGTAGCATACCTGCTTGTAATTTGCTGTCGAAGATATGCTGCAGGCTCTCCAGTGATTGTTTCACTTCGTTGGCCGTGTCCGCATCCGCTACCATGGCTATCTGTTCCTTGATAACTTCCATAAGACCTTCATATTCGGAGGACAGTTCTGCCTGTTTTTCCTGATAGGTCTGATAAGTGTTTACAATCTTTGTCATAAAGTCGTTCGGTCCGGTGATTGTACCTTCTGCATTAATGATAACTGGTATCTTTATGCGTGCCGGAAGATTGCAGGTATTCTTACCGTAAAATTTCTCGCACGGATCAAAAGAGATGGTTCTGTCCTTACCTATGGCTTCCATATAGCCTACAAGATCAAGCTCTTTAATCAGGTCACCGGCAGAAGAACCTCCGATTTCCGGGCGTATCTGTTTGTCCTCTCCGTTCTTTTCCTCGCGTTCATGGGCTACGAATATTACTGATTTACCCATTAGTGTGACTTGGTTTACGAAGTTGATGAACATATTCTTTCGTACTCCATATCCTTGCAGGGACAGTGTGCCATCCGCTTTCTTCATTTTGGGATTGTTTTTCATTATATATTTATCCATGAAGGATAACATTTTTCCTGCCGTATCAATAACGATGGTCTTGTATTCGGCAATTTCTCCGCTCGTAAGAACTTCATCCACCTCTTCCCATTTGGAAATTTGTACGGTGTCTACACGGTGGGCTGCATTCACACGGTGAACGCCACCGTCAAAGTCCAGGAGTAGTGGCTGGGGAGAGCTTAACGCCAGTGTGGTCTTTCCCATACCAGGTTGTCCGTAGATTAATGCCGACAGGGCATTCTTAACTGTCAGTTCGTTAGGTTTTTTGATAAGTCCCATAATCAATAATTTTTAGTGGTTAATAAATGAGTTAAAAAAAATAGTTCCCGGATAGTCGGCCAGGACACACCGGGATAAATAAGGATATAGAATATAACATATAAAGAGGGCTCTCACCTCACGCTGTCCTTTCCAGCGGCTTTGGGTTAAATTATTATCTAACAAATTGCTCTCTGCTTCACTGCCTTGAAGTCTCTAACATGGCTACGTTTATAAGGGTGTACGGCTCCCTCTCTTTGGGTGTGGGTAATACAGGATTCGAACCTGTATCTGTATTCCTCCTGAAAACAATCACAAACCGTCTGAACGTAAAGAAAAAAGTGAATACCGCTTTTCCATTAAGCTAATTACCCGTGTGGCTTATGCCACTTTCTTTTTTAATTTTCTAGGCTTCCTTGGCATTTTGACCTGTGCATAACGCAGGACATCACTGGCATTGCAGAACCATTTCCCGTTTTGTGCGCATGTAGGCTTGTCGGAACGTATTTTGTTTTCTTCGATCAGTCTGATAAGCCTTCCTATGCCTCCAACTATTTTGGCCGCCTCTCTTTTACCGAATGTATGAGTGTCCATGATGGCTAGGATGTCTGCTAGCCGTGCTTCTGCCGTTCCATCAAATAAGATGGATGTCCGTAGTTGGTTGTTAACTGTATAGTTCATAATCTGAATCTGTTTTTGTTCGTCTTGTTCTTGATACTTGGGTGGTTCTTGTCTTTGCTCTGCTGCATTGTCTCATGTCGGAATGAAAATCCAATGCGGCAATGACAAGGAACAGGATGGAGAAGAATAGCTCAAGCCCGTGTTTACGTATCTCTTTTATATCGAAGTTGATCTTCATGCGCTCACAGAACATGTATAATACAAGCTCGGTATCTTTGGAAATACCCAGCTTTTTGTATATATCCCGCTTCTGTGCTTTGATGGTCCATTCCGAGCGTTGCAGACTGTCGGCTACTTCCTTGTCGGCCAAACCCTTGCAATATTGTTCGGCGACAAGATGCTCGCGCTCTGATAGCGTAATCATGACACACGCTGGATTTTGAACTCTCCGCGCTTGCGGTCAACCTCTCCTGTTCGTTTCCAATCGGCATTTTCTACACACATCTCCAATCTTAGTCTGGAAATGGTTGTGTTGACGGAAGATATCGCACGCACAGGGAACACAACGATATCACCTACCTTCATCGCTCTCAATGTGGCCGCCCAATTTTCTGTTACTTTTACCATATTACTTCAATTTAGCGAGTTTAACGATGTTGTCTAGAGCATTAATGCTGCTTTCGTGTCGTGCCTGTAGGCGGGTGAACGAATCGAGCCACATGTCGCTCTGTTCCTTGACTTCTTTAAGGTCTTGTTCCAGTTCTTGCACACGTCTTACAAGGTCTTCGTGTGTCATGCTTTGTAATTCTTCTACTGTTGTCATAGCTTTATTTTTTTTGATTTTCAATATTGTCAAGTTCGTTGCTTATCACTAATGATGTTACCGCGAAGGCGGTGGATGCTATCCAGAACCATACGCCCATATCGCACATGGTAATAAGGAGTATCGCGTATGATACTGCGCATAATATTGATATTGCTTTCATTTGATTGTGTATTAGTTTTGTTCCCCCAAACCAATCCGATTGGCGGCATCACGCTTTTATTGGGGGATTTACTTAACTTTGTGGTGTCAAACAAAAAATTAAGTATTATGAACAAGTTTGTTGAAATCACCGTGGATGGTGAAAAGTGCATCATCAATGCAAGTGCAGTTCAGCTTGTAAAGCCTACCGATGAAGGTACATTGATTTTATTTCAAAATGGAGCTAAAATCCATACGGAATTTAGCTTTCAGGAGCTGTCAAATATTCTTCTGAACTAAAATTTCTTTCTTGTATATCGGGATAGTGAACAACTTTATGACAACGGTTTTGTTGATTATTCCGGTATCATCTTTTCCTATAAACCCATAGGTTGTAGGACGTATTTTTACTATTTTTTCGATTATTGCTTTCATTGTCAAGATATAACTACTGAATACGCATTTGTTTTTTCATTGAATTTAGTTTCTATTTCTATAGAATGCTTTCATTATCATAAGTAGATATTATTAGTTTGTGCCCCGATAACCTCTCTCTGGTCTTCCCACCGGAGTTGTCAGCTACTGTTCTTCACTGCATAACCGTTCGGGGCATGATCGCTCTTTTTATTTTACCCTTACACGCTTGGCGCCCTTTGCCGCTTGTTCACTCAGGAATATTGCGTATTGCATTGTACCTTTCTCAGTACGCAAACGGCAGCTTTCAGTTACCTCCGGGACTGCACCCGTAACCCTACTCAAGTCTGCTTCTGATGTCACCAGTTCCGAGTCTTTCGGGATGTGTTGTTGCGGAGTGTCGCTTCTCCTGTTTGTTATGGTCAAACTCCATTTAGTAGCGGTAATCCCATCAAAAGGTAGGCTCGCTGGCCGTTACCGCTTAATCTCCGCAGTACTGGGAGCCTAAATATCCACGGCTGTTGGAGTTGTAGCAGTCTGACCATTCGGCTTTGAAAGTGACTTTTTCTGCTTTGACCGGAGTGAACACCTTGTTATTTCTTTCTTCCTGTTGTCTTGCCAGCTCTTCCTGCATTGTAACATTCAGTTTTGCCAGTTTCCATGTTGATTTCAGAACTTCACCGAAGGTCTTGCCTTGTTTCTTGCCTACATACTTGTAAGTTCTGTGGGCATCTCTCATAATCTGTCGTAAATCGAATCTTTTCATTGTCTTACCTCTTTTTAGTTATTACTTTTATTTGGTTATCTCACTCAAACTTGCTTTCTTTGTTTATTGTTATTGTTTGATGTTGCAAATATAAGTATTAATACTATTATTACTACTATTATTGCAATAAATAATACTTGTATTTAATATTTATTAATAATATGTTCGATTTAAAGAGATTCAGAAAGGAAAATGGGAGAATAACCCAAATGGCTATGGCTGAAATGTTCAACTGCACCCAAGGAAATATCTATGCAATAGAAGCATCTGGTAGGGATTTAACGGATGAACAACTGAACATTCTAAAATCCAAGTTTGGGGATGAAGTGGTATCGAAATACATCATCAATTTAACCTTGGACAAAGACAATCCTAAAACCTTTAAAGAAGCGACACATGATTTCTTTAATAAAAGGGAAGAAAGTTTGTTGGCAATTATTGAGTCTCAGCAACGTACCATCGAGAACCTTTCCAAAACCCTTGAAACCCTATCGAAGCGATGATTATGTCTCAGAGCGATGCCATAACCGATAATGATTTAGATTTCTTTCTCACCATCATAAGCATGTTCTGTGAATATAACCACACCATGCACTATTCAGACCGTGTGTTCGCTGATATAACGGACAACCCCGGCAGAACGAAACGGATTATCCTAAAACTGGCAGAGGAAGGATATATCAAGGCTGTACCCCATACGAATTTGCCATACAGGTTTACTATTGATATGACACCCAAAGGGACGGAATTTCAAAAGGAAGGCGGATATGCCTACAAAAAGCGGAAAGACCGCAACAAGGATATCCGCATTTCCGCCAAGAAAATCATTTATTACTTGGTCTCCGCTTTATTGGGCGCGCTTGCTAATCACCTATTTAGCGAATAGGTGTCCAATGATTGCACCAAGCATCGCAATTATTATGTGTAATGCTATGCGTATAGTCTGGTACTGATCTTCATCCATATTTATTCTGGTTTTTAAAGTTAATACTATATATTTTGCAACATCAATAAATCAAAGAACACAGAGTTTACCTCTTTTTAGTTAGTCAATATTTTTGCACTTCCGAACTATTTTTCGTTCCTTTGTGCTGTTGTTTATTGTTTGATGTTGCAAAGATACTAACATCACTGATATATCAATGATATTAGCCTATAAATATCACTGATATTAACTTTAATTATCATTATAGGCTTAATATATTAGTGATATGTACGATTTGAAAGGATTTAGACAGGCTTTTAATCTTACTCAAAAGCAATTGGCAGAGATTCTAAAATGTCAGCAGTCAAATATCTCTGGAATGGAAAAGACTATGAGAGACTTAGAACCGATACAGAAAAAAAGGCTGGAAGAAGCATACGGTTCTGAGTCCGTGGCTAAATTTGTTGTATCTTCTTTTTTGGAAAGTACGATAAATGATAGTCGAAACAAAGGGGATATGGGAGGCTACACTACATATCTTCTTCCCATGTCAGCTATGGGAGGAACGCTTACGGGTTTTGCGGCTCCAGGCGCAATGCTCCAAAATTGTGAGGCTATAATTTCACCCATTGAAGATGTAGACTTTGCCATTACAGTATATGGAGATAGTATGGCACCTGAATACCCCTCAGGTTCCCGTATTTTGATAAAGAAGATAAACCCCAATATTTTTATAGACTGGGGTAAAACATACGTTTTGGACACTGCAAATGGGGTTATAGTAAAGGAACTCCATGAATGCAAGGGTAAGGAAGGTTATGTGAAATGCCATTCGGTTAACCCGGACCCGAAATTCTCGGACTTTGACGTTCCTTTGTCAGAGGTGTACGGCGTATATCGAGTACTTATGTGTATGTCGGCAAAATAAGAAAAATATGCTCAACTGGAAAAATCTGAACGGAAAGAAATATCTTCATTTTGTTCCGGATGAAGAATGCACATGTATATATGTAAATGTTCCTATACGCGCTATCTTATATGAAGGATATAAGACATGCTTGATTAGCTCAGGAGACTTCATCATTTTAAAGCCGATTGGTCAAAAATCTTTTTCACTAAAGTCTGAATATTCAGGCGTCTTGACTTATATGGCTAAAGAATGGGAGATGCATGGAGTGCTATTTTCTGATACTGAATCTGATTTATTGTATATTGATACGTCTGAATCTAGTATTATGGAGTATAAAAAATGGATTGATGAGTTGGAAAACAGGAGAGCAATAAATAAAATAAAAGAGAAGCTTCTTGCAAAGAAACGAAAGCAAGACTTAGAAAAGGCTGCACTGCAAGAGTTAATGGATGAGGGAGAAATCTTTCCGGAAGCAAATAAGCGACCTCCTATACCTAAAGAAGTCGTTGATGTAGTTTGGAGAAGGAATGGAGGAAAATGTGTTTATTGCGGTTCTACTGAAAACCTGCAGCTTGACCATATTATTCCCTTTTCCAAAGGTGGTGCGACTACAGTGGAGAATCTTCAATTATTATGTCAAAAATGTAATTTGCAAAAATCAAATAAAATAGGATAATGATGAAAGAATATATAGCTATATTTGAATATAATGGAGAAATACAGAATCTAGAATTTGTGTCTAATTCAAACTCTCAAGAAAAACTAAATTCTGAAGCAAGAATGTATGTAAATGACTATCTTCTAACAAAATATGGAACTGTTACATATCATTTTATAAGAGTTATTCCTAAATAAGAACCATTTTAAACACAATGTTTATATAAGCTAAAGATGAAAGTCAATATTAAAGTTAGAGATAATTATAAAAGCTATTGCTCCTTAATAGATGAAGAGAAAATTTTGTTAAATAACAAAATCGTTCTTGACGAAAAGAAAAATAGCAGACCGGATTATAAAGAAAAAAATACTCCTACTTATAGCGATGTCTTACCAAATGATATAATTTTTACCATACAACAAAAAGAAACTGAAGAAAAAGATTTTAAATTCATTTTACGCTGTGTTCCTTTTTGTGAAAGACCTTTTTTTAGATATGATTCTACGGGACCTTCTCATAGGAATTCCAATTTGCCTATTCCTATAGAGGAACAACAAGTTCCAACTCCTCATTTTCATCGGTTCGTAGCTGATGGAAAGGAGATAGCTTACAAGACAAAGGTGCTGTTGGATGAAAAGCAATCAAAAGTTTTGGAAGATATTTCTATGTGTGTTTTGCATTTTATGCAGGAGGCCAATATAAAATTTGAAAATTTTGATTTAATTTCGACCCCAGGTGTTCTTCCTTTTAAAATGGAAGAAAATATTGATCCTTTAGAAAATGTACAATTTGATATTGAATAATCATGGAAGATATAATAAAGATTATAATAGCGTCATTTAGTTCTTTGTGGAAAGTGAAAAAATATGGAAAGACCATAGAAATAATAACGCCTTTCTTTACCACAAATGATTGCTTTGTTTCTGTTTTTCTAACAGAAAGAGAGGGCTATTACATTATTACTGATGGTGGTTGGATTAGTGAAAATTACTATAATAATTTTTTCGATAGTGATGATGAGTCTTATTTAAGACTGTTCACTTATTATAAGGAACAATATTCTATACGTGAGACGGAATCAAACAATAAAATTTATTATTATAAAACTACAATGAAAAAAGAATTAGTACCAAATTTGGTTCTTGAGGTGTCTAATTTTATTTCAACCGTGGTAAGTTCTTCTTTTATAAAATTTCAAGATGATAAGGATAAGGATTTGCAAAAGAGATTCCGTACGCAGGTGAGTAACTTTCTTACAGCTGGGTTTGATAAGAAGGAATTGTCGTTTAATGGGTTTATTGATGAGAGGTATAAGGATATAAAATTTAATGCTGTTGTTAAAAGAAGTGATAGATTTACATTGTTTAATTATGTAACTGGTACTACTGAATTTTATTTTCGTGGTAGTATTGGACGTTCTAATATGAATTTCCAGTTAATAAATAGGACAATGCTAAAAAAGCAGATACATAGGCGTGTGACGGTTGTGAATGATCAAGCTTCAGGATATAAAATTGAAAAATTGAAACAATATCTTGACTTGATATCGGATGAAGCGGAGTCTGTAGTCGTTAATTGGACTAATAGAAAAAAACTATTAGAATTATAATGGGATGATGATTGTTTAATACGAAAAAACGTTAGACAATGTAATAATGAAGTCGGTGATACTAGTGTGGGGAGCTTTAGCTTTTATGCCAAGAATGCAATCTACAAAGATCAAATAAAATAGGATAAACTTATAATTAAATTTAAGATGAAAATACATCATTATACTTCTATTGAAACATTAGAAATGATTCTTAAGAACAAAAGTATAAAGTTTAATCGTTTGGATCAAGTGGATGATAAAGCAGAATATAAATATGACTCAACGGTTTATGATACGAATATAAAATTAGGTAAATATACTTTTGTGAGTTGTTGGACTAAGTCGGAAATGGAAAATATTGATTTATGGAATCGATACGGGAAAGGGAATAAAGGTGTAAGGATAAGTTTGGATGAGGATATGTTTGAAACTTACGATGTGGGAACTGTTAATAGATCATTTTATAATAATAGGGAATATTGTTTTGAAAATTTTGTAGTCAGTTCTTATATTAATAAAGTCGGTCTTGTTGATGTGAAATATGAACAAAATATTGAGCTATATTATAAAGAAGCTATCAAATGCTTTGATCAAGGAGTTGCGTTTAAACATGATAATATTGGCATTTATAAGAAAAGGGAATGGGGATTACAGAATGAAAGCCGTTTCATTATTCATGCACAACCGTTTGAACCGGCTTTAATGAGCAATCATCCTTTGAGCTTTCCGTTGGCTCTTGGTACTGCTTATAGAAATGGAATGGAGCTGAGTAGAACAGCCCTTTATATTCCATTAAAGCAGGAAGTTTTAGAGCATTTAGAAATAACAATGGGACCTGGAACAACTGATGAAGATCGGAAAAAGGTTGAAAAGATATTGAAAGATTGTAATATTAAAGCAGAAATCAAAGATAGTGCATTAAAGGGGGATTTATAATATGACTATTCTGGAAAATGTTAGATTATGCTTGGCTAGGTATAGTAGTTCAGTTTATTGACGAAAACAAGAAAGATGTGAAACATGTTATTGAAAGCCTTGATGATATTTATAACTATGAGGATGAATTCTTTAAGGCGATCGATATGTACGAACATAAGGAATAGGATAAAAGTTCTAGAAGATTAATTAAAGATAATTGCAGCATTAGCAAATGTATTGTTAGTGCTGCAATGTGAATATTGGAGTTTTATTATATATGGTTCAAAGCATATATGACTGTTCGTGTCAGTGGAAAAATCAAAAACACTGTAGGCTTTCACCTTCATGCAAAGGGTGGGGATGTCGATTTCTGTCTACGCCCATTGAAGAGATTCCAGCAACAATCCAGGAGAAAGCAAAGCTCTTTTCCAAAGTGTACCGGGAAGCGAAGCAAAAGGGAGTGCTGGAATGCCCACACTACCGATCAATTTTCATAGATGAGGTGCTGGCCAATTTGCCGAAGGGTGAAGTGTGTTAAATAAATGGTTTATGTTATTGTTTATTGTTTGATTTTCGTATATTTGCAATAAATCTTAATTTGAATGGGAAGTTGGAGTGAACAACAGGAAGTAAAGAAAGAAGTCAAGGAAAAGGACAAGGTAAGACGGGAAAAACTTGCCGGGTTGTTTTTTGATTTAGCAAAACTTTCATTTGCCGGACTTGTTGTAGGTGGAATAGTTTCCATGAAGCCTGATGTAGATATAACTCTTGACATATACAGGGTTATTATAGGTGGAATCTCTACCATCATTTTTATTAGAATAGGAAATACAATTTTAAAATAAAGTGGATTATGGACATGTTAAGTTTAGTATATACAATAAGTGCTGTTGTAGGTGGTGGATTTTTGGTGTGGCTTAACACAAAATCCGGGAAAAAATGGCTCGCAAATCTATAGTGTACTTCTCATTGGAAATTGAGGGTATTATGGATGCATTAGGTTTTAGTCTGGCAACAAAAAGTGGTTGGCTGGTCTGTGCTCTCTGATGCCTTACAATTTTGGTTAATGTATGAAAAGGAAATCCCTTGAATGTTTATGGTCGTTCAATTATAGTAGTGAGTTGAACGGCTTTTTAGTATTTGGACGTTAGAACAGGGAAAATAATGAATAAAATAAAATAGAAAATCAAGATGATTTTTACTAAAACGAATCTTGGAGGATTTTGAATGGGTAGATAACCTTCTGCTTGTCAGTATAGTAAGCGCAGATCAGAGTTCATACTGGCAGTCTAAAGGTGGCGAGTTCGAGTCTCGCATGCTCCACTTTTTTAATGATAAAATGAAGGTCTGCGAAGCAGGCCTTTTTTAATTTAAAGACTATAGATATGTTAATTTATAA